GCGTTTAATTTAAGCCTCCAAACCATAGCGGCGAGCGACGACTCAACAAGCTAAGCCTCGCAAGAAAGACCTGATTTTCTGCCTTTGCAGATTCAGGCCTTTTCGTTTTTTAAATCGAAAATTTGAATTTCTGCTGGGAATTTTCAAAAGGAGTTATATCGACTCTGAGGCGTAGGACAAAACGGAATGATCACTCCGAACAGCCGGCAGATAAAGAAAAACCTCGTACATCGACGAGGTCTTAGGAATTAGGTCTGGTGCCCGGGACTAGCACCACATTATCAATAATATTCAATCAGATAACTTTAACGGTTCCGTTAGATTTCCGTTATATGGATGTAAAACGGAAATTTTTGAGGGTTTTAACGGAAATTTTCGGTTGTTGCATAAAAGCCGAAAGAGCAAATTTATTTGCGACAGCTGCACTTCTTCTCGTCAAAATATTTGCATCTAGTGCGCTCGCTATTCTTAATCCCATATTGTTCTAAATCGCTGGTCATAATTTGTCCTCCTAAAGATCTTGAAGCTTGGTGCCATCAGCTACGTAAAGCGGGTGCGTCGGTTCCCCAGTCTGGTTCAATGCCAAACATTTAATGTCGTAGCCCTTGAATGTTTCTTTGAACTGGGAACTGCGATCTAAATAGCTGCCATAGTTTCCCCATGCGGCAATAACAATATCAGCCGCTTCAATCATCCTTCTCAAGTGCTCATCATTCTCAGGTCCTACTGGATCCTTCGCTGTGTACAAGTCATTGCGATTTTTCGATCTGAAGGCAAAGAGATTCCCAACTAAAAGCCGGCCGCCTCCAAATTGACGGGCAAAATTGATCATACGGCGGACAGTCGCATCATCTTCTACAGCATCGGCAGTGGAGGGATTAAGACAAACAAAAAGGACTGTCGGTTTGTCCTCGTCCCATGTGCGTTCTAGGGAGTAACGATACAGACCGTCCGGTGAAATTTCAGCAGATTTTTTAATATCAGACATTTCTCCTCCTTCTGGGTTTACTTGCTACTGTAGCGCTTTTCGACAGTATTCAATAGGTCCTCGAACCTCTTGCAGTAATCGTCGACACTCTGCTCCCAACTCAAGACATCGAACTGTGTCTCGATCGGCAGCGCTCTTGGCTCTTTTTTCAAGACTGGTGATGCGGGAGCGCAAGCGGTCAGAGTCAGCGCGAGCGTTAGATTCAGCAGCACGCATCTCGGCGAGAGCGATAGCCTGATTTTTGTATTGTGTCTCATAATTTTTGACCGTAGCTGTGAGTTCTGAGATTTGAGCTTGAGCAATTTTCAACTGCTCAGAATTCTGACCATTGTGAAGGCCAAAAAAATAAGCGCCAGCAACTATCAAAGCGCCGGCGCCTATCTTTACCAATTCAAAAGGATTCATCCCATCAATTTCACCTCGTCCTCACGTCTATTCATGAGACCCGGAAGGATTTCGTACATCTGTTTCCCGTTTTCATCCTTAACCAGATTCCCGTTCCTATCCCTGATTTTCTTTTTTGCAAAAGATCGAAATCCTTCTTTTGCCAACTCGAGTTTTCCGGAATTCAAATATCCGAGTGTCTTAGATTTAGCAACTGCGCTCACTCCCAGGTTAAATGCCAAATCTAATAATGCGATGTACTGTCCTTCAGTCAGTTTGCAAGTAACGTAAGGGGCAAGTCCCTCGGCGTGCTCGATCAAATCATCGCGAATCAGCTTTTCGGCCTCTTGTCTGGTGATAATTTGACCAGATTTAACCCCTTTTGTGTGTCCATAGCCGATAGTGAGAGTGCCTCCCGGACAACGGTAGGCCTTCAATCGCAGACCCTCCCACTTCTTAACAAAATCCTCTGCGATGAGAGGGTTCCATTGAGAAAACGCTAATTTTTCCTCATTCATTTTGATTCCCTCCTAAATGAACCTTTCCTTTGATGCGTTTTTCGTGTTCAGTTTGAACGGTCTCCAACATTTCTCTGATTCTGTGGGGAATAATTTGACCGAACCCCGCTTTCTCAACGTTTTCAAGAATTGAGATCAATTCATTCAGAGAAAGAGCACCAATTGCCCACGCCCCAATCCATGGTTCATTGAATATCTGATCCACCCCGTGAAATCCGATAGCAACCATGAGAATGATGAATTTCCGGATAAGTCCTTTGAGTCCAACACGACTCGACCAAGTTCCGGTTCTGGCAGCGGCTACGATCCCGCTCAGATAGTCGAATACCACAAATCCAAACAACCAGTAGAAGAGGCTTTGATGCTCCCCCATGAGACTGCTGATGAGAGAAGTAAAACATCCGGCAATAGTTAAAAAGAAACTCTTGAGAACTCCGGGATCAAAACTATTCAAACGGCTTAAAAATTGATCCCACATCTCTCAATCTCCCTATGTCGTCGATTTTGTAGATGCATTTTTCCTCCGATATGTAGATAAAAAAAGAAAGCCCCTCAAGTCGAGGGGCGGAGCGGTTAGCGATTGAATTTAAAAAAGCGTAGCACTTTGTTCTGCCCGGGTCTGAGTACGAAACCCCCTCGGACTTTTACCGTGTCTCCCTTTCGCACAAGTATCGGAGGAGTTTGAATAGCGCCGATATCGCCGTAAGAAGTTAAGTAGACAAAGTCCTGACCATTGATATTTACCATCGCCCAATAAGAATCCATTATTAAGTCCGAAGGCTTTTTAGCAGAAGCAGTCATGTAAGCGTCAAATGGCACTGTCACGGGATTTGATATGCCGCTGTCAGCAGAACTAGCCGAAAGTGGAACATGAGTAGGACTAGTTTCTGCTGTGTAGATAAAAGCCGAAGACAGCAGCGAATTAAATTCAGACTTCTTGGTGAACCTACTTAGGAGCAGTTGTAGGAGCGACTTCAGCATGATGCACCTCCATTTACCACGTTAAGAGCCAATGGTCGGAATGAACTTGACACTAATGGCAGTTTTGTCAGTAGAGACGTTGATGCTAATAGTCTCTCCCTTAGCAACCGGAAGTACGAACTGTTTGTAAACTCCTTCAATGTTGGGAGAATGGAGCAAAATTCCTCTAACCGGATTGCTTGTCGATGCCAACTTAACCCAACCTGCATTCTGAGTGTAGATACACATAACACCATCATTTGGCGCAGTATAATCCTGAGTATCCGTGCTCGAAGTGTAGGAAATATCCGTGCCGCCTGATATGAGAGCTTGAGCTTGGTTGCTAACCCACTCCTTCTTACTAACCAAGAATTTCTCCGCAAAGAGCTGCACAAGTGTTTTAAGCATATTGCACCTCCTTGCAGAAGATCGTTCTTAAGAGATTGTACCCCCCCCGATAGTCTTATATAGGTAAAGATTGATAGAAGTTGAATCTGATCCTTGAACCTTCCATGTTTCACCTTTTGCTATCGGTACCCAAGCGGAGATACCCGCAGTTTCAAAGGGATATTGAATGACAGAAGTCAAGCGCGGAGTCATCACCATCAATGCGGCAGTTGTGCTACCGCTACCATTTGATTGAAGTTTTAAGTACCCATCATTAGCGGCTACCCCACTAGCCACGGCTCCCCAAGAAGTAATGGTTTTGTTTGTAAACAGAGTCGTGTAGCTTGAAGCTGGAAGCGCCTGATGCCCTACAGCCTCGGATTCCTGTTTGCTGTAGAACTTGCTCAGCAGGAGGCTCAGAATGTTTTTCAGCATAATGCGCCTCCCACTTCCAGATTATTTATCGCTACCGATAGACGGCGAAAACCATAATTCTTGGATTGAATTTGCATCATTGACGATAACGACCTTGCAGCCTTTTCTAACAGGAATAATTTCTGAATATGTAGTGAGTCCCTCAGTAAAGCTCACGCAAAGCCTTGCAAAGACTGAATTAGTTGCGTTGAGGGCATAAATATCAATAAATTTCCATGTGTTTGCAGAGTTTTTGTAAATGCCAATGTATCCATCATGAGGAGGGACATATTGAGTAAGCGCAGATGACAACTGCACCCTCCTTTCTGGAAAGCCTTGGGATGCAACCCATTCGGATTTGCTTTGCAAAAATTTCTCAGCAAATAATTGGATAAGACTCTTAAGCATGACAGAGCCCTCCAAACAAGGTTGTTATACCCCCCCCCAATTGACTTTATCAGGCCAACAGTTATCTCAGCTGTATTTTCAGCAAACACTTTAAATGTTTTTCCTTTTGCGATTGGCAGATTGAGAATCGGGTATTGATTCAAAGCTGTTTTAGCAAAAGTGCTTCTCTCCATATGTGGAGGATTATCCCCAGCGGTTATTTGTACATAGGATTCTCCTGTCGCCTTTCCTCGAACAATCACATAGCCATCGCTTGGAGCAATGGTGGAGTCAACCACCTTCGTCCAGCTTGACACTGAAGTTGCCGAGGGATAAAACTGAGTGACGGTTCCGTCATCAGGGTAGCTTGAGTGACTGGCCTCGCTCGGAGTAGTTCGGCTATCGAGTAGCCGCTGAATAAGTTGTTTTAGCATTTAAGCTCCTTGCCGAGCCTAAATGCTCGGCGTTGTTAAATTGGACAGAAGTAACAGGTAACCTTGCTTTCAGCAAAAGCGTATTGGTATGAAACGCTCTGTCCCTTCTTGAAATACAAACAAGCTGAAAGGTTGTATCCGGGTGACGGGTATCGCACTAAGATCGGCCAAGTGGTGTTTCCTTCGGGTTTTAGTGCTACAAAAGTTGCTCGTTCTGCAAAAACCCAAGCGATACCATCTGAGGGAGCAACATAGACGAACTTACCGCCATTGGTCGGTGTGTTGTCTTCTTTAACAGTAATCACTCCCGTCTTGCAGTCGGATATTCCTAGCTCAGAAGGCCTCTTACCATATATACTACCCCCCCCCGCTCACAGATCTACGCGGTACAAATAAACTGCACAGCAAACTGGATAATTCTTTAAGCATTGAAAAAACCTCCTTGTCTCATAGAGTCGCGGGAATTAACTGCCTGCTCCAATTCATAGGCCAAAGCATCAGGAAATTCTGGGTAGTCGATAAAAGGAAAACCAGGCTTGTCCGGAAGATCTTTGAGCGCTTGTCGATAATCCAATAATTCCTGTCGATCTGCGTCGGTTAATTGAGCTCTCTTTGCCCTGGCAGCTGACTGAACAGTAATGTCCGGAAGCTGGACGTACCGATCAGTGTCAGAGATTCGGGCATTGCGCTCTCCTCTAACTTCCTGTTCGTAACGCTCTTGGACAAATTTGTCATCCAATTCCGGGAGCTCTGCCGATAGATAGAAATTCCCGTCAGCGCTCTGAAAATAACCTTTAGGACTTGGCTCCATTTTCCAGAAATTGATTATGGTGCCATCGTCTCTTTTGAATTTTTCAGAGAGCTTGTAATGACTCTTGGCAAAAGCCTCATCCTTCGGGTCTGTAAAGGCATGCTGACCAGGAGAATTGGAAGACACCACAACTTTTCCGTCTGAGTCTTTCAGTGAGTATTTTGCCAGCGGCTGGCTCATTGCCTTGGCAAGCATTTCCTGCCTAACTTGTTCTAAGGTCTTCATTGTTTATCCTTCGGAATTGTTTAATTTGTCGATGGTGTTTCTGACTCAGCAGAGTTTTTGGCATCATCAATTTCTTGCTGGGTACCACCGTTTTCAAGGATCAGTTCTTCGAGAATCGGACACAGGTAGTCATCAACGTGACCATTGAAATAAGTTTCAGCCCAAGATTCCGCACCGGCTGTAAAGTTGATATTCGACCGCGCAGTGGTCTGTTGCGTCTCTGTAAGGGCTTGAGCCGCCTCGTATGAGACACTCGGCGTTAAATCCGTGTAGTCCGCAGATAAAAGAGCTGTCCCGGCAGATGTGTCCACAGACGCAATCGTGAACATTCTTCCATCTGTTCCGACTACGGTGTCACCAGCTTTAATGTTGCCTTGAGGCTTCAAATCCGAGATTTGAATAGTGGCCGAAACTTGGAGCGCTTGATTGATTACTCTGACAGCATAGGCACTTGCCGCCGCCTCTAAAGCTTTCGCTTCCGCAGTCTGCGCAGCAGTCTGGGCGGTTTCAGCATTGCTCTGGGCGGTTTCAGCATTGCTCTGGGCCGTTTCTGCTGCCTGTTGCGCCGCCTGAGCAGTTTGCAGAGATTGGGCCGCATTGTTAGCCGCTGTTTGGGCACTAGCAGCTGAACCTTGAGCGGCAGTCTGAGCCGCTGAAGCCGAAGTTTGTGCCGAGTTCGCCGTTGTAACTGCCACCGTGGAAGCATCGACCGCACTCTTAGATTGAGCAATAGCAGTCTGTATATCTGCATCCCAATCGTCGACTACTTGCTTCAAAGTCTCAACTTTTTCATTTGCAGCATTCGCTTCCGCTAATGCATTCGAAGAAGTTGAATTTGCTGTCTGTGCTGTTTGCCGAGCTTCCTTAGCGATCGATAGAGCTTCTTCGGAATTGTCAGAGGCTTGGTCTGCGTACGCGCCAACATCGTTAATGGCGTCTTCCGTCTGCTGAAGAACTTCGGGGCCGCTGATAACTCCGGTTCCTGTCGGCGTGTAATGAAATTGGAATTTCGAATCTGCCATGATCAATTACTCCGGCAAGCGCAAGAAATAAGCGAGCGTGTAAAAAGGCGGCTCATTGGTAACGCCTGTGATCTTTGCGTTAGCTGTTAAGGTGTGCGTGTGCGTTTGACTTCCACCAGTAGAACCGATACTCAATCCATGCTGATGAGAGCCGTTAGAAGATGTTTCTCCCGTCCAAGTTCTGGACGCATCGATATTGAAAACACCTCGACCATTTCGACGACCATCGGAGCATCCGGGATGATCGCCTACGTAAACAAGAGGACCGTTACCAATCACGCTCAACCAGTTGGCGGAAATTTGTCCGGTGATGTTCATTGAACCTCTTGTGTGGGTATGAGCACCTGCAGGAGATGTGCTACCTGAATGAGAATGTGCTGGCATCTGTGCGGCCGTCAGCGCAGTAGCACCAACTGTGCCGTTAACGGTCAAATCTGGAATCTCAATAGTTGAAGCACCGCCAGTTGTGCCCGAATCTTTTGGTAAAGAGCCTTTTATAAATTTTCCAATCAAGTTTGGAGTTACACCATTCTTCCCGTCACTCTGGCCATCACAAAGGATCCAACCTTCGTCGGCTTGAGTAGTACCCCAAAAAACTGGGCGTCTCCCATCACTTCCACCTAATGTCACGTTATGAAACGGAACTACGGCGCCGGCTGGAACGGTAATGTCGATATTTTTCCAAACTGCTCTGTTAGTTCCAGGCGCCACCTTTGTGGTTGATGGTCCGTTGGCTTGGATGCAGCGGTACTTAGTCCCATTCTGCATAACCTCGTTCCCAACTTCGTAGTCCAAGAGAGCGGAATAATTCATAATCCCGCCCTGTTGATACCACAGCAAAAATTGAGAAAGCAAGAAAAAGACGCCATTGAAGTCCGATTTAAACGGAGGAATGCCGCCTTGTTCGATGGGAATAGCATTTTCTCGTCCCCAACCTATTTGCTGAGAGAGTCGTCCTAAACCAGCTTCTTCTGAAGTTAACGGAGGAATGGTAATTTCTCCGTCCTGGGCGATAGCCGCGCTTAATTGATACTTTGGATAATTACTCATATCTCAATGACCTTTGAGGGATTGAAGACACCTTGATTAAAGGGCAATAAATTGGATCCGAAGAATCCGAATACCAGATTGTTTGGAACGACCGTCTCCACATTTGCCAAAACCCCAGCAGGCCTGTTTAACAATCCGTAGTTTTGCAAAATGGCGATTTGGACAGCAGAGGGATCTCCAACAATGCGAATCGTTATCGTCATATCCTGGTAGTCGGTGACAAATGCCGGCAGGCCTATCAACCGAGTAAGCAAAGAATTAATGGTTTCAGCCGTAGAGTTCGAGACGTTTACGACGGCTCGATAAAAAATCAGGAACCGGAAAAACTCATCATCCAGCCGAGTGTCCTGACCGTCAACAACGAGGTTACGATTCACGCCTACGCGCTTCCCCCACCAATCCAGCCAAACCCCGGAGGCTGTATCAGGGTTCAATATGAAATTAAAAAACGCGTCCAGTTGAGGAGACGCGTCTATTTCGGCATTGAAAAGTAATCCTAATTGTCTGTATCGCTCTGAGTGCGAATACTGCGACTGGAGCGCTATAGAAATAAGCGATCGGACATTTGAGAGTTTTCTGAAATCCTCAACACTCAGAATATTCCGCCAAGTTGCAGAATCTGCCATCGTTAGCCTCCTGTTTGGAATACAAGAGAGACATCGGACTCTTGAATCGTGGGCTCCACATTCGCAGGAATCTGGACACTGGATCCGAAAGCTCCGGATCCCAGAGCTACTTGGATGGATGCAACCGGAACGGCTGTAGCTGACTGAATTGCGGCATAGAACCGAGACGCGTAGACAGTCGACGCCAAAGAAACGCGGTCATTCGCACCCTGTCCTAGAACATCATTGATCACAGTCTGAATGACGTTGTTTTTCTCGGTTGGATTCATTGAAGTGGCAAAGAATTCGATCTTTACCTTCAAGGCTTGATTCTGCGGCCTGACAATGTTGTAGACGTAGGTGGCGTTGTAGAACCTAGAATCTGTGTACGAAACCTGATAAGTTCCAGTAGTCCCGCACCCTGCGTCCTTTCGCTGATAGATCGTTTGAGCGATCTGCTCATCCTCTCCGCCAACGATAGCGACCAGAATGGAATGAGGATTGATGCTCACGCCAAATTGAGTGATGGCGGCATTCGTCGGATTCTCTAAAACTCTGACATCGAGAACGCCCTCTAACGCGGCCAAATTTGCCTCAATCGCTTCGACATACCCGGTGGCATTGACAGCATAGCTTTCAACCATTCGGTTTCTAAGTTCTGCGTCCGTCTCTTCATCTCGGCCGATGACGCCGGCGGACGGATTGTTAATGGTGTCCCATCCTGCAATCGTTGTGACGATCCTGTTCACTGCTCCCGCCGCTACTTCTAACGGTCCGTGTTCGATTGCAGTAAATGTAGTAGTGACACTTCCTGTGTCTCCGATTCGTGCGCCTGCTGCCGCCGAATGTCTGTACTGGTTGCCGAGAGAATCTTGAGCGATCGCACCATAGGGAATAACCGTCCCCTTCAGGCCGGTCAGAACGCAGTTGACTACCGTGGGCTCGGAGATTTTGCGGTCTAAACCGTAAAGCGCCGCCAGCGCATCTAAGAATTTTCCTGTTGCGAGATCCGGATTAACCATGTTCGACAGAAAAAGAATCTCAGAGTTTTTGGCCTCGATTTCGGCCACGATCAGATCAAGGACCTGCCCCATCGGGGAACTGGGCTCGATGTTCAAAAGCGGATCTGTGGGCGATGTTTGAAACGCCTGCTGAATACGTGAACCGAGATCAGAACGAATCTCTTGCGTGCTGGGCAGTTCAACGCCGACCAAAGGATTAAAAATGATTTGAGCCATAATTTTTTAGAACACAAAAGAAATTGTTTCGTCCTGCTCTGTCGTTATCGTGATCTCTCCGTGGAGTGTCCTCGTTTCCTCATTGAACTCGGTAATGTCAACAGAATCAACGGACTTCACACCATCAACCCTATTCCCAGCCTCATGGATCAATTGAGCAAGGACGGAGGAATCCAGCTTTTTGGCGAGTTGGGCTTCCTTCCATGCAATGCCGTTGGCCTGCTGGAAATAAGCGTCGTTGGTCCACAACCGAATCTCGTTAGCCAAGTTCTGAGCTATAGCCAAAGCTCCGGACGTTAGGAGAATGTTTCCTTCCTTTGTCAGCTGAAGATCCCATGACTGAGGACTCAGAAGAGCTGTTTTTGCTGTATGCGGCATGATCTAACTTCCTCGTTTACTGCGGGGCGCCGGTGCTTGAATTTCCGCTTTGGACGCCTGTGTGCGTGTGGCTGGTGAGGCTGATGCCCTTCGCATTTACATCACCTGTGAATGTTGCATCAGCACCGCCAGAACCACCGCCGGAAATCGGTCCGTTCAAATTGATCTGAGAAGAATTGACTGTGAAACTGGTGCTCGCATTGACCTCACACTCCGGAGCCTCCATCGAGATCTTTGTCGGAGCTTTAATCTTGATAGTTCCCTCATCTTCCAAATGAATAAAGACTTCCGGAGCTTTTCCCCAAAATCCCCCGATGTAGAACGAATCGGATGGATCAAATTTTCGGTAAGTTGCAGGGACCTTTGGAGTCGTGCTGCCGTTGATGTTTGAAATGTCTTGCTTTGCCACAACTGCCAATCCGATGTCTCCCACCTTAGGATCACAGATAATCGCGGCTTTGCCATGCTGAAGACGAAAATACGGGAGCTTTGGAATAGTAGTCACTTCCAAACCGTCTCCTGAATTATTTCTTGGCTGGAGAAGTGGCTTGACCGTGACATATCCGGCGCCAGCTTCTTCTCCTTTACGTTCCACTGCCGTCACAACAACAGGCAAGGAGGTACTTACCACTTGAGAGATCAGCGAACGAATAAAAAACTCCATCGAGTTCAACGGATTGCTGGAGGCGAAGTTGTCATAGTTCGCACTAAGTTCTTTGTCTGACATTTACCACCTCGGATAAATTCCGGAGATTGAAGTTTTCCAAGAACCACCGGCCGGATCATTCGCACTCAATTCATGTTTTAGGGCGACGATCTTCCAAGTTCCGGAAGCATGAGGAACGATAGATTCCAGTTTGAAATTCGCTCCGATCCTCAACTCCGGACGGAAAAAACATGAGACGTTGATCCCGTTGTTCGAGAATGTTGGATAACCAATCATGCCGTTAGAGGAGTTAATCAATGGCAATTCGCCTTGTGTCTTCCGGCTCCCTTTCTTCGGCATGAGAACAACTTTCTCATCATCAAACAAAAGATTTGCACCAACTGCATCTGCAATTCTGCGCATTTTTGTCACTGGGTCACCGTTGATAATGCAATCACGGATTGAAGCAGTGACTTCATTATTTTCGAGAACGTACCCGACTTCTTTTGAAATCTGCTCAATCAAGCCTGAAACAGTTTGGTTACCTGTGACAGAAATCGGAGGTTGAGGAATTAAAGCGGGAAAAAGGCCACAATTTGCCTCGACCTTGAACACCGAACTCGGAGCTGTATTGAAGTCCGCCCAAGCATTTATGATCTCGCCTTTAAAGATAACCGATAAGGTCTTCCCCTTCTGTCCCGCAGAAATATTGATTTTGTTCCGCTTCAAAGAAAAGGATTTGAAGCCAAGATGTGTCAACCGCTCCATGGTGTTCAGGGACAATCCTTTCAGAACAACTGAAGCTTTTGGATATGCCGGACAACCTGATTTATCAATGGAGACAGACATCGCAAAGTCTTTGAAAGTGATCGCTTCTTGTCCATCCATGGCGACCGTTACAGCAATGTCTTTCTGTGTGTAAGTAGTCTCATTGAGCACCATTTAAAACCTCGTTCTCGCTTGCATACACAAGGATCCATCGGTCGTTTAAGCCTTCATATTGAGGATCTGAGTTGCCCAAAGTGTCGATCATTCTGAGTTTGCCTTTAAAGTTCGGAGAAGGATAAGTATTGATGTCCGTTCCCACGCAAACCTTGCGGCCTTTGAATATTTCGACCTCTTCACAAGTCAGATTGCAGTACATGTGATCAGCTACCTGCCTTAGGCTGATGACGCAGTTCTGCCCGTCCAACACGACAGAAAACTCTTGCCATGGAAGAGCTGAAATATTGATTTGAATCATGTTTCACCACCATTGCAACCAGATGGTTAAAAAGGTTTCTACTTGCCGAGGCCTCCAGCCCATTTGATCAAGCTTTGAGCCATCGTCGGTTTTGTTTGGGCCTGCCCTGTGTTTACCTTGACTGCAGAAGTCGCTCGCTTTGGCGAATAAGCGATTTTCTGTTGGTTTAGATTGACCGTGATGATCTCAACGAAAGAGGCGTGTATCGACAACATACAGGCATTAGATGTCTGAGTTCTGGAGAAGTCATAGTGCTCCAAAGCCATATTCCGCCAGATTTTTGCCGGAGAAAAAATCGTACAAGTGTCTGTACTGTTCATCCTCCGGTCTAACATTGCGAGCGCCAAAACCTGTACGGCATAGCTTCCATTGAACAAAAATTCGACGTTTACCCGCTCAGGTTCCCGCACAATGTTGTAAGCGGCCAACTGGCCCTTTTCGATCGGTTCAGTTGGAATCCGAGAACTCTGGTCTGCGTCAACTGCAGCAATCGAAACGTAGGGAATAAACGGGAGCAGATTGTTTCCAACGACTGCCCACGACAATCCCATGATTGAATTTATAGACGCCATCAGAAATCAACCCCCGAAGCGGCGTTATTCAACATGTCTGTAGATCCTTGCATGGCCTGAGAGACACCTTGATTAACTCCTTGAATAACTTGTTCCTTGTCCGGATTTCCGTTGAAATTGACTACAGTCTGGTTGGAAATCGGAGAGTTTATGTTTGTCGTTCTGCCTTTTTCTTTGACAACTCCTCCGGCATTTCCGACAGTAGCCCCAGCCGGTGCCACCACAGCCTTCTTCTTGTCATCACTTCCGAACCAGTTCATGGGATTAACCCACGAAGGCATTTCAAAATTTGTGATGTCTGACAGAGCACTGGAGATCCAGTCAACGATCGGCTGAATGCTGCTTTTGATAGATTCAAAAGCACCAACAAACTTATCCCTTAATCCGGATACAGAGTTGATGACCTTCGCGATAACCTCAGCAACCTTCCCTATCGTCAGAACGATTGTCTCAATAGCTACCTTGATGACAGATCCGAAAGCCTGCAGAAAAAGATCTCCGACAGGCTTTAGGGCGTCCATCAGATCTTGGATGGCTTTCCACGCATCTTGGAAGCTTTTGCGAAGCTCCTTGATTTCATCGTCAGAAGTGCCCATTGATCTGAGCAGGTCTTCAAACGCGCTTGGTCCGCCTTTTGCAAAACTGATTAGGTCATCTAATGCAAGGGCTAAAGCAACAATGCCGGCAACAACCAACCCAACAGGACTGGCTAATAAACCCAACGCCTTCCCACCCAGCATTAACGTCGACTTCGGACCTAACGCTAATGCCGCGGCTCCCGCAACCAATTCCAGTGCTATTTTGATGAACTCACTATGTTGCGCAACAAAGTCCGTGAACTCACCAAATTTTTTCATCCCCTTGTCGACGTACGGAAGAAACACCTTGGCAACCTGATTGCCGAGGTTCTTCATCGACATGGTTGTGATTTCCCATTGGATTTTGAACCGTCTGGCGTTTTCCGCGTCTTTAGGAGACAGTGCCATTTGCCGGTACTTTCCAACAAGCTCGTTCATTTGCTTGTTGTTCTGAAGAAATACCGCAGCACTTTCCCGGGTAAGGCCGAGATACTTCAAGGCATAGTTGGCCTGGGCATCGTTCATGCCATTGAGCTGTTTTCCCATGCGCAGGAATACTTCTCCACTGGCGCCGGTACGCTCGGTAAACGCCTGCATAGCCTGCGTAAAAGCCTCTGCAGAACCTCCTGCTGCTACATTTGCCTTACGCCAAGCGTCAATCTCTGAAACATTCATGCGAACTTTCTTTGAGATGTCGTCAAGTTTGGCACCTTCGTCTAGGAAGTTTCCAAACATGAATTTGGCACCAAACATCGCGGCCAGTGGAGCGGCGTAACTCTTAATGGCGGCAAATACTCGCTTGGCTACAGAATCGAGCTGAGAAAGCGATTTTGATGCATCCTTGGAGGATTTAACAACCTTTTTCCCTGCTGTTTCGCCGCTCTCTCCAACCTTTCCTACTTCTTTAGAGGTTTTCTTGGCGTTCTGACTTACTTCATCAAAAGATGCAGAGGCTTTGTTAATACCATCCGTTGAGTCACCAATGGAGTCGAGTTTTTCTCCGGCTGATTGAGCATATCCGAGCAGCTGATTCAGCTTGTCGGATAAAACTTCGAAAAACTTGATTACGTCATTGGAATTGACTGATACATCAATAACTAAAGAGTCGGTTGTTTTGGCCATGATGTCATGCGCTCTTTTGCGCCACCCACGAGTTGTAGCTTTTAATTAGCAATGCCTCGTCTAATGCGTAAGCATCTTCCAGCGTTAGTTGAGTTTGTAGTTCGACTAATGAGGCCATTCCGCCCATGACTAAACGGGACATTAGAGGCGTGAGCTGAGTAGTGACCGCCACGCCCCGAACTTTCGCGCAATCTGCTAAGAACTCTGCTCTGCGGGGTAGAACTGGCGTATCAAGTCGGGAAAAAAACCGAAGTTCGCCTTGAAGCTTTCGATTCTGAGTTTGAGGATGGTCAACGGACTGGAGATATAGCCGTCCGCGTCATCGAAGGAGAATTTGATCTCGCTCTTACCATCAACCTTGTAGACCTCGGAAAGCAGCTCATCTAACAATGCCTTGGCTTCGACGTGTGGAACACTGACAAGCGCTTTGATCACGTCTCTGTATCCCATTTCGCTCTCAATATCGAGGTTTTTGCCGGTCATTAAAGCGATCCGAATCATCAGGTCTTCGGATTTGGTTGCAGGGAATGGGTAAATCTTGAAAGTCAGCTGATTACCGCCGTCGTCCAATTTGATAACTTTCGGTTCCTTCATTTAGATGCGCTCCATAGATTCGAAGTGGAATACCCAGGTCGTGGCAGCCAAGACTTTATTAAGTCCGGGCATGGGGTTTGCTGTCTGCAATACACCGTTGGAGAACTGGTAGGTCTTGCCAATTGATGGAATCTTGATTGTCAGATTGCAAACGTAAAGCTGTTTATTTGAGCTCATAGCCTCAAACAGCGTTGTAAATGCGGCCGCTGTCGGAGAGTTTGCTTCAAGCGTGATTGTGACTGGATAAATATTCGGTGTGACTCCGGCGGCCATACGACCGTCAACACCCATTCGGGTCTCGGCAACCTGCTGGGAATCGGCAACAATAGCCGCATCTGTGGAGAATCTTTCCAGTTTCAGACCGTTCGGGTAAAGCTCTTCAATCGTCATCACTGCTGAAGCATTGGCGGATGTGATGTCAAAGTTTTGTACGGGCATTTTTATTCATTCCTAAATGAAAAACCCGCCATCACGACGGGTCTTTGCTGTTGTGAAATTTTGATTACATTACGGCTGTCAAAGGCATCTCAATTCGTTGGATGCTGCCGGCATAGGTGTACCAAAGTCCCAAACGAGGGCTTCCTCGTTGAGTTCTCACATTTGCTGAAGGAGATTCAATGAGGTACCAGTAACCCTTGGAATAAAGATCCTGTTTGATCGTTGAATTATTGGTTTCCGTTAACAATTGCTGGATCTGGGAGTTGGACAGTGCTAGGCCTGTATCAATCACGCCATTACGCTTGGCATCATTAATGGGATCGAGCAACCATGCCTCGACATAAGCAAAACCGATGGCGTTGTAAGGAGCGCGATTGATGGCCGCGAACCCGTCCATGATCTGGCGCTGGATGCGTGCCTTGAACCAAATCATGCCGTATAAGGCATCGATCCATTGGTAGATTCCGGAGAGCAGGCAGCCACGGTTGATGAAATCAAATTCAGCGTTACGTGTTGCGAATGCGCCCACGTAATTGACCTTGAGATCATCCAATGCTTCAGCCACTTCGTCGCTGAGAACGGAAGCCTTAATTCCGGAAGCAGATTTTGCGAACCACGTCTTAATACCCTGAATTGCAGACCAATCTATTGAGGCACCAACTGCAAGGAAGGCCGCGGCATCCTGAGCGGTACCGTAAACCATCGCCAAACAGTTGTAGTTGTTCTCCGCTAATTGGGCGGCTTTCGTTGTGGACTGGGTAGATTGATCAAGCATCTTTGTGTCTGTTGACCAATCAAAGTACACGTAGTCATCATCAATGTCGGCCCAAGCCGCTAAAGCGGAAGCCTCAGCAACCTCTGTTGCATACAAGGTTGTGAATCCGACCCAGTTGCGAGAAACAGAAGTCACAAGATTCATGTTCTGAGCAGGTGTCAGAGCATCGGAACCTTGAGAGAGAACGGCGCCGGAATCCTCAGTCAATCCAAGTAATGCGGAAACATCCGTTCCTGTTGTCGCTTTTGTAGCGAAGGAGATTGAAGCGGTATCGCCTGTCTCTGTGGTGGTCAGGATGATGGCATTTTGAACAGAGTTAAAGGCGCCGGAAACCGCGCCTACTGCAGAAGCCAGCTCAGTGGCAACGTCACTGAAAGACTTAGCCGTGGAGAAGTCGAGGTTCACGACTTCTTTTTCTGTGCCATTGACCGAAATTGTCAAGGATCCTGTCTTGATTGCTGTCAGTTCGGAAAGTTGAGCAGTGATCGGAGCTGACTTAATCCAAGCGGCGGAATCCGCATTGATTCTTCGGGCCACAAAAAGACGGTTAATTGCCTTTTGCTGATTGTTCACTCCGGAGAAGTACTGATTAGCAAAGTCAGCCTCAGGGGACTCGGCACCAAAATAATTCCCGACAGCGGCGGCGGTCACAAATTCCAGTGCCGGAGAATCTGCAGGAATCAGAGCATTCTGGGTCAGCAGCAGACCGTTTGTTTCAAGATCGGCGCTCCCAGCGCTTATCACTCTCGGAGTGATAGAAACGAGTCGCGATGCATTGATTGACATATTTTTCCTCAAAATAAAAAAGCGCCAGATGGCGCCGACGATAATTTTTATGGAGCGGCTATGAGCCACACCAGAAACTCATTTATTTGAAAATATCCTTTACAGCCTTAATCGCTTTCGCAATCACCCAAACTGCGAGTCCGTAACCGATTAGGTAAACGGGAAGAGCTGCATACAAAGGAACGGCAGTGACCATGGTTAGGGCCTCCGCTAAGTCGTGTAAAATGTTCATATTGACTGATTCCCTTGCAATCAGTTAACTCAAACCCCGCTCAGCTACCAACTGATCGGGGCTATTTTTTTCATAAAATTCTTATTCCTAGGACTGACATCTTGACTATCCCACCTTCTTGAGGTAGTCTCCGTTTCATAGGTCGAAGCAAAGACTGTGACCCGTGTAAAATCATCACGGAATCCTTAGAGGATGGTAATAGCGCAGCGTCTCCGGCCTTTTCTTTTTTCCTCTTCATTGCAGTCTCAAATCTTCTCTTTTTACTTTCAAAACTCTCTACCCCATTAGTGTTCACACTGTAGGGATGTAACGTTCCATATTTCGTTTCTCCAATATCGACAAAGATTGTTTTCTCTTTCCCGTTTATGTTGAAGGTTTTCATCTTGGTATGGAACGCCACTTGTTTACCGTGGTTTGGCTCTTCCCTTCTTCCGGGATAGTCTCCGCTTTCTATTACTTCTGGCACGTAAGGAAGGGCGTTTAGTATGTCTTTTAAGTTTGGCTGAAACTTTTTAAATTCGCTTCTTGCCTCGCTAGAAAAGGTCACAACAGCAGGAGTTTCTTTTCCATTTAGCTCAACTACTGTTGGAACTGTTCCTCCACGCAATTCATTGTCGTAATAGTTTGTGATTGCCTTATTTAAATTACCTTGAGCCTTTCGCACATAACTTGTTGTGTCTTTAGATGGAGGCTCTTCTAAGAGGTTTTTCTCTGACTTTGGAAACGTTGGCTGTTTAGGTTTCTTCTGTTGGCTATTCTTTTCCGGGTTAGATTGTTCAGCTTGCCTCTCAATCTTTTTCCCTATTTTCCCTTCTAGCTTTCCTGATTTACCAACAGGAATATGGGTACCGCGGGACGTAATCCACTCTTTCGGATCTTTTTCTGCATCCCTTGCTTTACCAAGATCAGCATACTTCCTCCCCATGCCGTACATCATTCCTAGCTTGAATGCACGCCCAAGTTTGAAAGCAAGTTGCACGTTCATTCTTTTTCCTTCGGCGGGTAGCTCACATCAACGTTTTTCAGGTCCACATCAACCGCACTAAAGAAGCTCATGGAAACTTTGATCTGACTCTGCATGCTGAGATGAATCATCAGCGTGGATCTCCGGACATAGTTGTCAGAGTCCCCGACGATAGTTGTGTCTCTTGGGTCGTCTGCATGAAGAAGACTTATTCCTCTGTCAACAAAGAACTGCACGCCTACTTGAGACCTGCATACAGTCTCCAAGGCCTGAGCCCTCAGCATGGCATTCATTCCGTCGGAGCCGTTTAAAGTCGATGCATAGCAATCGACCTGAACCAAGACTTCTGTAGTCGTTGAGAGGTAAACATTGTCATCGGTTTGGTCTTTCGTCCAATCCTCGGCACTCGTCCCGTGTCGGACGCTTGAGATGTAGGAATAGATGACGTAATCGTTCCCCTCAGGAGGCAATGCCAGATTGTTCTGATTACCGTAGAAAATGTTTTCCGGCGCCACGTCCGGAACTGCAAATATCTCAAGAAACTCCTGGATTGCTGTCCGGATGTTCGGGGTCAGGTTTTGTGCTTTCATCTTCATCTTCCGCGATATTCAACTTCTGAGGCGTGGTTTGGAGTGTGCAGCGGACCGCCTCCCAACCGTCATCGGAAAAATCTTCAATCACCGCAGTGATCAGCCACTGGCCTCCCTTGGAGTCTTCGACATAATCTCCCGACCTCGCTAATGGCCTATAGATTGCCCAAGGTCGCTGCTTCTGGTCGCTCGATGCGAAGAGATACAGGCGCCGGATGATGGTGTTCTGTCCGGCTAAGTTGGCATGATCCAACGCGCTATCGCCTTCGCTTTGAAAATTCCCTTGAATCTCCTCTGCTGGTGCGTAATACGCTTGGACAATCCCTCCTACATTCTTTTGACCGACCGATCGATACAGCTTGAAGGTTTCGTCAGCATAGTTGGCGTTTATTGCCTGACGGACAATTGCATGTAGGTTGAGAGACATTAGGAAACCTTCCAAGTTATTGAGCTTTGCAGGACGCCACTCAGCGTCAAAGGCTTCGTGGTCATCACGTTATTAGGCAGAGTGCCTTTCCCTTTAGCTTTCTTGGCCTTGTCCATTTCTCCTCTTGCCTGCATCAGTGCCATCGTTAGCTCTGATCGTTTAGGAAATGAACCAGCAGGAATACCTGCTTCTCGAATCGTTTGCTTGATGTCATCGGTAGCCATTTGCCCCATGACGCCTAACGAATGCGTTATGTCGAACGTTTTTAGGAAGCGGGACCTAAATTTCTCCTGCCAATCCATTCGTTTTTGAGCGTATGTGGCTCTCATAAACGGACGCGGAGGCATGTACAGGGTCGTGAATTTGCTGTTCGGAGGAAGTCCTAGCAGGGCTGACAGATAGTGTCCTTGCTTACTCGTCACTGATTGGGTCCACCCATATTCCAAATACATCCCAATGGTGGCAATGTCCGGAATCATTATTCCGACCTCTAGTTTTTTATTGCTATCGGCCTTGAGTTTCTCTGACAGCTTTTTGAACGCATTGTTAGATGTGATTTTGATGCCCATCATCATCCCCACGGATGGTAATTGTTTCCCGGATAAACTCGGCCGCCGATTCGGTATTTGGCAGTCAGCGTCCAGTACATGGCGCCGCATTGTGTTTGAGCCCACCAATCTCCGACAAAAGTATTCGTTTTCAGAAGATCAAAGCTGGTACTCACACTTCCCTGCGTAGCACTAGCAATCCTGCCAACCTGACCGTTCGGCTGCTGGCTGAGTGTCAGCAGGTGGCAGGTTGCAAGATCAAGAAGGCGCTCCCTTGTATAGATCTTGTTGTCCGGATCATAGGGAGCAAAGCTGTCGGCGTCCGTATTCCCCACGAACTCCACCGCCACATCAAAGTAGAACTGAAGAGTTTCGTCCGGGAATTTAACTTCATCCGAAAACGCAGGATGAAGGATTCGAAATTTTTCAGGATCAAAGACGACGACAGCCATTTTGTTAACCTTCTTCGTTCTTAACTTCTTCAACGTTGACCGATTCAGGATCGATCGGATTGAGGCCGTGGGACGCTTCTTTTAACTCGTCCTCGCGGCCTCTGAATTCTTGAACTGATTTCATCTCAAGCAGGCACGGAATACCGCCATTCACGCCTGTGAATACAGCCTCCTGACCATGCATGCGCTTGATGTTTTCCCAGTCCTCTTTATCGATCTGGAATGCGACAGAGTTTCCCTTGCCCAGCAGGATCCCGTCACGTTTTCCTCTAAGCGAATCATTTACGCCCGGAAAAACGATCGTTTTTGTTCCGCCATTGCCATTCGGCACATCATCAAATTTGAGGCCGTGTGCCAGAGTGCAAGCAATGATCACCGTGGACTGAGTTTTAGCAGTGCTCTTCTTCTGGGTATTGCTGAAATTGTCTGCGACAACCTTTCCGGATGTTGCTTTCTGAGTTGTGTTTGTACGAGCCATTATTTCAATCTCCTAAGAAAGAGGCCCGAGAGATCGGGCCTCCGTAGCTGGTTAGTTCAGGTTAGATGCCGAGCATCGTGGCAACGAGGCTGGGACGACGAATAACAGCGCCCCAAGTTCCGCCAACGACCTTTTGCTTGTAGCTTGACATTTCCGGAACCACACGACCCAAGAAATACTTCTCAGAGAATGCGCAGATACCAGTCTCAATGCCAAACAGGTCAGGAACAGTCATGTACAGCATTTCACCAGCCGTTGTAGTCAGCTCAGGAAGCTGAACAACCTCGATGTTGGGGAATGACTGCTTGAGCATAGTCATAGCCGTAAGACCGAAGGAGTTCGGCTCGGTCAGGTAAGGAGCTCTGGTGTTGCTGACAGCGAGAATGATGCGGGAGTTCTGATCAACCAAACCGCCGTTATTCTTGCTAATTTCAGCCCAAAGCTTGTTAATGTCGTTATAGACAATGTTGGCAGTCTTCTCAGGCTGTGCAGCGCACTTTGCTGTCCACGTAGAGTTAGCGGTAGATCCCGTGGTGATGGAGATCGGAGAAATCGAAGCGTTCAGGTTCGGGTCATTTAACAGACCGTAGACCTTCTTACCTTCGACACCATAAAGCGCAAACTTGTTGTGAGCCATCGCCATAACGTAGGCAGAGGCCTGTTGTTTAGAAGAAACAACATTCAACTTGGCCTTAGCCGCAAGACCCACCTCACGATCACCATACTTGATGACAGTTTGGAACAAGAAGTTTTCGCGAGTCGGGTACTCCACGTTCACATCTGTAGAGACGTTCTCCGCGAAGTCAGAGTAAGGAGTCACATTGCCCGCATACTCTTCGACCGGGAAGGTGAAGAAGTTATCTGTCCAGTCACCCTTTCTTTCTTCGCCGAAAATCTTTGTAGCGTTCTGGGCGGCAAACAGGATGGGGACGACCTGCGGGTCAATGAATGTCGTGAAGACTGACGGGACGCCGACAGACACAGGAGTCTGCAATGCAGCATCTCGAGCCATTGCCTTAACCGTTGCATCGTAATCGACGTTGATCTTACCTTTGGCGTCTGTGGAATAGGACATGAATCCTTTTGCTTCCACACCATGCACGCCTTTTTGCTTTGCTAATTCAAAATCGTTCATTTTTTACCTCAGATTAGGATCCACTCGCGGCAGGCTGATAACCGAGGCCGTGATTGGAAATGATGATCGTGTCGCCTTTTGCGCCAGCCGTCTGAACCGTCCAACCAGTGTCATTTGCGGCGCCGGCATCACCAAACGTGATGGCGCCGGTAGTCGGATCACAGAGAACAGCTTGACCGAGAGTTGCGGCCGCAGGTGCGACGATGTAGTAATCGCCTCTCACTGCAATCGTCAGTTCAGATCCTTTCGGATAAATGTCCGGAGTATCTGTGCCCAGCTCGATGGACGCCGTGAACGTGCGCTCAACAAAACCGATCGGTTTGGCCCCTGCAGAGCCCTTCAAGGATGCGATTGGGAATTTCACGGCTGTTCCGGTTGGGGAGGCGGCTACAGCAAACGCAAAACCACCGCACTGGACAGTACCGTCAGACAAGTAGTTCTGAGGCGTGTAGACGGCCTGATTGAATGCAACCTGCTGTCCCGGAATACCGATAGCAGGATAGAGACCTACAGATTTTTGAAGCATCAAAAAATCTCCTATTTATTTAACATTGTTCAAAATTGCGCTGACGGCAGTCGGCTTCTCGGTCACCTTGGCGCCGGAGTCTTTCGCACCAGCTAAGGCCTTTCGACCCTGCATGTAGGCGCGATACGCAGAACGAGCTTCGGATGCGGGGATGTTTTTCAAACCGAGTTTCTTGAGTGCTGCCACATAGATGGAACCTGCGGAGTCATAGGATCCGGCACGGATAACACCTAACACCGGCTTGACTTCTTCGATTGCGGCCAGTTCAGAGTAGATGGCGTTTCGGAGAATCTTCATGGAGTCAGAGGCAGAACTCTTTTCTTCTTTGCCATCATCAGGTTTCGGATCTTCATCTTGTGCGCCTTCATCTTTCTTCTGGGCGTAATTCAATCCGGCAGCAAAAGCCTTCTTCTCTTCTTCAGAAGCTTCATCAAGACCACAGGATTTCAATGCATCTTCCGCTTCTTTTTCGAGATAGCGTTCTTCGCCTTCGCGTTCGTGATCAGAATCGATGCGTTTAGGATCGTCCTTTTCACGTTTTTCGCCGTAGAGAACGCCAGCTTCAAAACCAGCCTTGAAGTTCGGATCCTTCATCTTTTCATCAAGTTCCGGATCGTCGTCCTGGGCCTCTTTTTGTTCATCGGGCTTAGGATCTTCGTCTCCTGTAGCCTGAGAGTAAGCCAGGTCAGACAGAGTGGTCTTAAGCTTTTCAGCTTCTTCGTCCGTCAGGCCTTTTGCCTTCAGTCCTTCGATGATTTTTTGAATCATCGCGTCTTTGTCATCATCTTGAGCGCCGTCAACGATTTTTCCGTTAGGATCAACGGAATGCAAATCGATAATCGCCTTTGCTAACGTCACTTCAGCCTGCTCAACAGCGTCATCTTTTTCCATATTGAGAAAGTCCTTATTAGAATCGCGAACTCTTACCTCAGGCCCAGCGCGCCCAGTTTCAACAAGCGCAAGATGGTTCGCTCTGATCTTGCGTTGCACATAGTCGTATTTCTCTCCATCAGGTGTCTCACCCGGCGAGAAGTCGGGCTCGAACGTGTACGCAAGACTCAACTCACGCATTGAACCGTCTTCGATCCTGCTGCGTGCGTCCTTGTCGTAAATGTGCAGAGAGTTAACTAAAAACGGAGCCTCAAAAGCTCCGTCCGTTCCGGTAGTGCCGACCCGAGTTTGTTTGTTCTCGGGGGCTCCGTGATCATCGTGATGCTCAAGATGAATCGGGATACCGTTAATTGATTGAATCGTTTCGGGAGAGCTGAGTTCTTCGGGCGGTCGATAGGCGTAATAAATTTTCTCCGGATCAAGTCCGAGCTCTCGCCAGCCAGCGATTTCTTTTCCGTAATACGGAGCAACTTGAACACGCGTCAGCGGAGATTTTTCGACATGAAGGAATCCATTGTCATCTACGGTTCTGACGCTTGTAGAGTCAAGTGCAACACTTCTGCTTTCTTTACTTGTTTCCACTTCTTCTGCTCCTAGCCCATAAATTCAAAATCTCCTAAACCGTTTCTTCTTCACGGGCTAAAATATCGACAAGTCGAAATAAGCCTCTTCCGTACTCCTGGATTTTGATTTCAGACCGGTACGGATTGAGGCTTTTTCGCTTTTGATTAATCAGGTAACACGGCCCTGAATTGGCACCTGCAAAAATAAAGTTCTCCTGGCATCACATTTCTTCCGACTTCTTTGTCGTACATGCCCTTAGACAAATCAAACTCTTTTCCATTCATTTCGATGTGACTCTCTCGGCTTGTGTACTTGCCGGGGACGTGAATCCAAATTCCGCGAGTGACACCGAGACCTTTGCAATTAGCCTGCTGAATCTGCTGATTCAGTTTTAGCGTTTGGTCAATTGCCACACGCTGAGCTCGTTGAGCCGTGAATGAAGAAGATCGTCCAAGGGCCTCGACAATCTGCGAGTAGGTCCCGTGACCTTCATACGCATCCATAAAAGCACCACGGATATTTGCAAGCTCGGATGTTGTGATGTTGCTGATGAGACTTGTCGTGTCGGCGACCATACGCGGAAGCTCATTCACTGCCTGTGGTGTAATGAAAAAGTGCTTCCGCGTCTGCCTCATCTCGTAGGCAAAAACCGAAGCCGGAACTCCTGCAGCCAGCAGTGATGCTTTCTGAGCCGTTGAGACATCAGTAGCGAGATTCTTCACGTACCATTCCGCGATCTGACGCGTTTCCCGATCTGCGGTTTTCATCCAGTTACCCATGTTGCGGGCGATGAAGTCATCAACATTGCGACGGAATCGATCAGGATCACGAAGAACCAAGCGGTTGATTCGTTCCTTGATATTCCGAAGCCGTGCGCGATCGAGAGGATCATCCGGACGGAACGTTAAGGAAGCGTCCTCGGTCAATCCTCCAGCATCAGACAGATAAAGAAGTATCTCGTTGAGAATCCTATTTCTGAAGGACTTCAAGAAGGTGTCGAGCTTCCTTTTGAACTTCGCTTGTCTGCCTAGATTCGGCTGAACGGCACGAGCAGTCTTCATTAGAAAATCTCTCCAGCTTTGTCTTCATCAGTCTTCGGCGCCGGCGCCACGTTCTCAGCCGATCGCTGTTTCAGGAAGTTGTTCATCAGCTCATTCTGCTGACTGGGATCGTCCGTCATGAGCTCCCCTTCCATTCCTTCAGGCAATTCCTCAGGAATGAAATCGAGACCCATATCCGAATCACGACGAACAAACTCACGAACCTCTTCAGCGCTCAGAACATTGCGATCCTGCAACACAGCCAACATGTCGACCTTTGTCTTAGCTGTGATTGCTGTAGCAGCGGCATCAGCTTCTCCAAGCTCATTGAACTTGAATGTAACGGACGGATCAACATGACCAAATTCGACAAGCTGAATGGCCTTCAAGACGGTTTGTATTGCGTCTCGATTGAGCTCCTGCTTCGACTTGATATGGTCGTAATAGTTCCGGATGTCACTCTGTCCGGTCGCGTTGAAACCACTCGGAGAGATTCCGAGGAGCTTGACCGCCGGCGTTCGGTTGATAGCCGCAATGAATTCCAATGCCTGCCGGATGATGCCTTCAACTCCTGAGATCGTCAGAGTGATGTTCTGCAGATCCTCCGAAGAGTCACATGCAAAAATGGCCTCATTCGAACGGTAACGCTGTAGAAGCATCATCTTCGCGTCTAACTGCTCAATCCCGCCAGCCTCAAAAGCCTCAGCGAAATTTGTTTTGAATACCGTGAGGTTGAGTTTCTCCAGAATGCTGACCCCTGTTTCCCGGGCTTTGTTCCAGTGGAGAACGTAATCCCAAAGGATCTGAGCCTGTGGGATTCCAAGGAAGTTATAGGCAGGCCTCAGAAGCAGCGGAGGTTCATTGTCAACTAGTCGAATAAGACGAGATGCATGCACCTCTTGGCCAAGAACGAACCAAGATCTCGGCTTCAAATAATCGTCTTTGAGCGGCTGGCTGGCGTTGTAAAATCCCGGCGAGACATTGACCGGATCAATAACGATAAATTTGATCGCCTTATCCTCGCCCACTAGCTCGGCTGACTTGTCGGAATAATTGAGAGGAAGCTTTAGCGCTTCTCCTTCAACTCCTGTGTCAACGAAAATGAAACATCCTCCCATGAAACCAACAATGCTCAGAGCTTCATTAAAGAGCTTCCTCAGTCGATATTTGTTCTCCTGAAGATCTTGTAGCTTCTTTACGTTGTCTGCCGATTCGTCTTCTCCGCCCTCGACCTGAATCCATTCCCGGCACATATCATCTGCAACGGTCTGAATGCAGGTGCGGATCATGCCGTTCTGGGCGATATTCTGCAGGACGCCGTAGCCGACGAATGAAGTCATCGGGAACTGGCCTAAATCCAAAGCGTGCTGTGTCAGTGAGGCATAGTACGCATTGAAACTCGAGCCAATCGCGGCATCATTTGTAAAACGAGACTCTTCTTTCTCCGGCTCTTTTGTGTTCAAGGTAATCGGAGGATAAAAGAGCGTTTTGGCCTCTTCGGTTGAGAACGATCTTCTAGGAGGCACGAAGCGAGAGCTTACCGCATCGATGATCTTTTGATTGATCTTTCGGCGTTTGTTTTCGTCTAGTTGATTCATGATTTTCAAAATCTAAAACGTGCCTGCTGCATCTGCTCTCGGGTCAAAATGACGCCTGAGCCGTTGCGGAAATAGTTCAATGCCTGAGTTGTGCTATCTACCTGGTCATCGTGAGAACCCGCAGGAAACTCAAGCAACTCACTGACGTAATGCGGCACCCAAGGCGCTTCAGTGTCTTCCGGAATAAAAACATTCCCTGCCTCGAAGTAAGGAGTGACGGACGATGCCCTTGCCTCCTTTGATTCGGTAGGCGTTATCGGAACAAATCCCGAAACTGTAGATTTCAACTCAGAGATCACCGCCGATCCGTTAGCCTTGTCTTCAACCAGCTTCCGGACAACCCGCGGCCACTTCTGTGCAAGAACTCTGACCATCTCTTTTGTCTTCACAAAATCCCATTGGCCTCGTACTTGATCAAGCAAGTAAAAATTCGGTCCTTTTTTGCCCCAAACCTGACCGACTACATAGTCGGACTTTTTGGAATCTTTGAACGTCATATCCCACGACATGAGCGTATGGTCAAACTCAGGAGGCAGGCTCGATGCAGTCCATCTTCTAAACCATTCGAGCTTGAATAGGGCCCCACCGTCCGGAACTGGATGCTGCTGATACAGCGCCTCCCAATCTCGACTGCCTATCGTCTTCTGGATCTGTAGCAGAGTTGAGAGCGGATAACGCTCAGGATGCAGAGCTTCCCCAGCCTTGCGGTGTAATTCGTCATGTTCGGCGATCGCCGGGTAATTTACGATCCGGAACGTATCGCCCTCTCCCATTCGTTGGATCAGTCGACCAATCAGGTCATCGGTATGCCAACGAGTAGCCATTACGATGACTCCGCCACCAGGTGACAATCGAGTGTATGCGGTCGATGTGTACCAGTCCCAGATGGACTCTCGGATCGTCTTAGAACTTGCTTGAGCTCTATCCTTAATCGGGTCATCGATAATCAGAATATCGGCGCCCTGACCAGTGATGCCACCACCCACACCACAAGAGCGATAGGCGCCGGCATGACCAACGATCTCGAATAGGTCAGAGGTTCTTATATACGATCCCCGGGAATCGGTACGCACTCTCGAATTGCTGAGCCGGGTATTCGGGAACAGGTCAAAGTATTTCTCATCATCTATTACGCGTTGAACATCCCTGTTGAAACGCTGTGATAGGTCTGAAGAATACGATGTTGCGATGATTTGAAGTTCAGGATTTCTCCCAAGAGCAAAAGCCGGAAAGCGCCTAGAGACAAGCTCACTTTTCCCGGATCTTGGAGGCATCGTGATAATTAGCCGAGGAGACTTTTTGTCCGCCACGTCCTGCAGAAACCTGTCCAGTTCATCACAAATTTCTTTGTGTACCCAGCCGAGCAGGTAGTCAGGTTTTGTGTGCAATGTGAAGTAAGACAAGCCCTTCCGGGCCTTAGCTAGTCTGATCTCCTGTATCGTTGGAAGCCGCATTCACAATACCCTCCAGCGCGTCTAACTGTTCCAAGGTGAGCTTGCTTAGATCCAGCTGGTTAACTTTATCGACCTTGACCGGTTCACCGTCTTTTCCAGTGATCTCCTTCCTGTCAGTCTCTTTCCATCCACAGCGACTCTTCATGTAAAAAATGGTCGCTGCCGGATTGCCCTCTCGGATGAGAGCCATCAACTTGCCACCTACAAAGGCGTTGGCCTTAGCCTTTCCCTTTTTTATAGCGGTCGCAAAATTCGCAAAATCTTTTTTTCGATTCTGTAAGGTTCGATAACTTATCCCGAGCGCCAGAGCGATCTCTTCCTCGTTGTCACAAACCTGAGCCAGTTGTTCAACCTTCTCCAGGTCAATCTGAATGCGTGGACGAGTCCGATGCTTTTGAACTTTTTCTTCCATGCCTTCAACCTGCCTGTAGTTAACTGGTCATATCGATGATCTTCTGAATTAAATCCTCGGGTCCGAAGCTTTTAACGAAATCCTGAACCTGCTCTTTGTATTCGATCGGAATTGAGAGCGTCAGATTAAAGCTGTCTGCCTCGGGCTCCTCTTTTTCCGGCTCTTCCTCTTCTTCAGTTGCTTCTGTAGTTCCACACAACAAAGCATTCAACTCCTCGTCGGAGAACCCAGTGACCGGCGCCAAATCTGTATCTTGCAATTCCTGCAGCTCAATTCTCAAGAGATCAATATCCCAACCGGAATTAAGAGCAATTCGATTGTCTGCGAGAATAAATGCCTTCTTCTGAGCCTCAGATAATCCGGCAAGTTCTATAGTCGGAATAACTTTCAATCCGAGTTTCTTAGCAGCCAGCAGGCGTCCATGTCCGGCAATTACTCCACCCTGTTCATCAACCAAAATCGGATTGTTAAATCCAAACTCCTTGATCGAACTGGCGATCTGATTCACCTGATCCTCAGAATGCGTCCGAGCATTGTTTGCATACGGAATGAGGTCATTGACTGACCTGTAGAGAATTTTTAGTTCAGATTCTTTCATAGCTAAAAAAGGTGCGCCCGACCTATTTCAGTCGAGCGCAACCCCAACCAACCCAAGGAGAGTTTTTTAAGGCGGTTTTCTCCGCCATTCTCGTCAGGAGAATTAGAAATCCAGCGGAGTGAGCGTCTTCCCGTTGGGAATCTAGGCTTGCTGGATGTTGTAAATGGCTCGGTGCTTGAGCCCACCGAGAGGCTGGCGGTTGTCGATAATCATTGAGGTCAATGAAACCGCTGAGAATGTTGACCGTCCGCCCTTCCTTAACAATTCGATTTTGGAGTACGGGAGGACAATCGAAGTTTGAGCGAACGGCCGAAAAACAAAAAGCCCCAAAATCGGAGCTTTCATGTAATCGATTGGCTTAGTCTTTGCATCCTATTTCTTCTGGACACACGGGCCCCTCCGCAAGGAACCCGTTCAGATTAAGCCTATCGGCGCCTGAGTATCACAGGCTTGAAATTGTCCTATTGACGATACCACACCGAGATACCCTTTGCAATAAATGTTAATTCTTAGCCGGTGCTTGAACTTCCTTTAGTTCTCTATCGGGAAATCTCGTAACACTTACCACTCCCCTCCGGAGCAAAGAGGCGGAGGCAACGTCACTCAGTGTCATATATGCGGCAAACCCAGAGTTAAACTTGGCATTCTTCACGTTATGCACTGGAATAGTGTCCTTACCATCACTCAGGAAAAGGCTTATGTAATCAACTCCAAGAGCTTGATCGGTATCGTTCTTAAAGACTAACCTTACTTTCACATCTTTCGGGCCGTAAATCGTAGCGGATCTGGACAACTCATCAATCTTGGTTTTTATATCCTTGCCAATAAAAACATTCATAAACTGATTGTTTTGAGAAGAACCGACGCAAATCTCATTGGCACCGCAATCCTTCAACCCAACACCGCCCACTTTAAATGGAAGTTGAAACTGGGCGAAAGTGTCTATTCCGCCGTCTCTCTTGCATCCCAAATAAGTAGCATTCGGAAAAACGTAGTTAATTTTTTGCTTGGCCTCCAAGACTGAAGAACTTTCTAACTCACTCTTGTATTCTTTGCATGCCGGCACTTCAATATCCAACCTTGCATTCTTAATAACCGGAGCTCCAAAAACTTCCGAGTATGTGACTGGCATCGTGATTTCTGATTTGCAGCCAGCCAATAAAAGGGCCGTGAGTCCGACTAGGACAGAAAGGGATTTTTGGTACATTTTTAATCTCCTGGGGTTTTTATGTAATTTTTAATTTTATCAGGGCATGTTGAGGAATAATCCAGCGAATATCCCATCTTTACCCGAGATATTCGCACGGTTTTCCCTTATTGTTTTTCTGCTTTAACCTTTACCGACTCATAAGCTCTGAGTCTAAGCGCAAAGAAAATCAAAGATTCTTTGATCCAACCTTCTAGTTTTACATCCTTTACCTTCCAGATTTTCCGTCCAGCTCTACGCAGAGCATAGTTATTGGAAAATACATAAAGGAGGATGATGTTCTTCGCCGTCTTAACAGTTAGCCCTCCCTCACCAATAGTAAAAAAATCGGCACCTGGTACGTCCAAGTATTGCCAAACCAAGTTGAGTAAATCCGCGTCTTTTTGGTCAACTTTCGTCGCAAAATCTTCTGAGCGATCATCCGGACCGGAATAATCCTCAGAAAAATCCGTCTTATTTCTCGTCAGTGCGAGGGCTTTCTCTACTGCGTAGGCAATCGAGACGTTTTTAACCACGCGATCACGATATGCCCGGCGCCAGTTATCCAAACGAGGTCTGAGATCATCAATGAGTTTTTGTTCTGTTTCTGTCATCCAAGAGTCCTCACGTAGCTAAACATGCAGTAGAGATAAACAATGCCAAAGGTGGACAGCATCAGCGTTTTAACTTTTTTCCGGAGCTTATCGCGAGGTAGAAGAAAATCATCGATCCATTTCAAGCCCCATAGGATTGCAAAAGTCGCGACATAGACAGTCATAGTCCAAAAAACAATTCCCTCTGTACTAATAGGCCTCGACATTCCAACCCCCTCCCTCTTTCTTTGTTTTCGGCGTTACGATGAACAACGGAATCGGACACTCATCAGCACAGACTTTGCATTTAACTTTTGCGTCGTCAGCGAAGATTTTTAGAGAGCCCTTGACCTCGTGCAGCTCAAGCGTTTTATCCGGACGCATGACCAGAAAATCAGGCGTATACGAGCATCGGTTTGAGGCAATCTTCCACGTGAAGCGCTCGAACCAGTATTTGAGAATTAACCCGGCGTTTTTCTGTTGTTCCAGATAATCTCGATAGGCGGCCTCGGTCCGGTTCATTTCTCCTACTTTTAACCTGCCCTTTGCTTGTAAAAACCTTTTCATTTATCCCTCCTGATTGGATTTGTATTGTTTGGTTGAGTTTTTGGATGCTGTTTCCAGAACATTAGAGTTCCGTTGAGCGATGATCTGAGCGTGTGAAGGCCAACGTTCAAACTGCGAGAAGAAGTCTCTCCTGCGTTGAATTTGCTCGTTTCCCGCTTGTTCAAACACTGAACACCGAGCAAACGAGATCGGATAGCACTCGATGCCGGCGCCTTTATCCGGATGGTGGCAGTAGATGTTCATGTCCCCAAAGGACTGTTTTGGAGGCAGATGCTTCTTTCCGTCTGAACCGATCCAATAGGCCTGAGCATGAATGCAATACAGGCAGCACCCGCTCATCGTGTTCTCCTAATTGAGCCGATGATTGCACCGATAACGATTCCGACTACCCAGCCAACGTTGTAATCAATGTTGGAGCCGTCCCATGCAAACCAAAAAATATCTGCCAAATAGAGGACACCACCCGTGGTACCGAGGGTGAGCACAAAGCTCTTAAAATCAAAGCTCATGTTTCCTCCTGAAGGGCTCTTCACCGATTAGATCGGAATTGCGTTTAAGCAGTCCCCACGCTTTCAGAGTTGCCGTTCTGACTTTATCCGGGTCTGCTCCTAACTCACTCGCCCACCTGTATTGATCCAACCACGATTCCCCGTAGAGGTTCCGGTATTCTTCATCAGTCCAACGAACGACTTCCACTCCCTTTATTCGGTCAATTTGCATGCCTTTTCTCCTTTCCGATTTCAAACGCAGCTCTCACCAGTAGCCCAAACAGCACCACATTCACGAAGACCACCGGCGCCAAAATGATCATCAGCAACTGCCATGCACTCTCTGACATAAACCCTCCTAAAAGTACGGCTCAGGCGCTTGCTCTGACTGCGTTAGCTCCAGCCACGGCCTTACCGGTACACGCGTCCACGACGTGCAGAAATTTAGACTGGCGTTATCTCTCCAGAGCTTGATGAACCCTTCCCAAGCACCGTTTCTCTGCTTGCACAAGTTCAGGACAAAATCAGGCTTGGTGTCATCGACATCTTTTCCTTCAGCCTTCTTTTGAACCTTGCCGTAATCGCGGGCCAACACAAAAACGTTGAATGCAATGTTGGTGATATTGGAGCTTCCCTTAATGGATTCTTTCGTCGCAGAATCAAACACCGAATAGGTTTTTGAACCGCCGTCTCCACGCTTTCGGCAATGGGCAACTACCACGATGTGGACGTTGTTGACCTTTGCAAACTCGACCAGTTTGCCCATAACGTAGTCGGTTTCTTTCTTGTCCATATCGTCTCTAACGCACATCATCAGAGAATCGACAAAGAGAATGTTCGATTGGTAGTCATGGACGGCGGAATCCAGCAGGCGCAGCAGTTCATTAGGCGTGACTTTCCGCTGCAAGTCGCAAATCCGCATTTTTGAGGCAAATTGTCGAAAAAACAGATCGACATCCGGCGCTTCAATTTTTCGCTTGTTCTGACTGCAAACTGTCTGCATGAGCATGCGTTCAATCGTTCTAACCGGCGCCATCTCAAAAGAAGCGATGTAGAGAGAAGCTCCGCATGAAATGAGGTGAAGTCCGATCTGCCCAAGCAGAAGAGATTTCCCGGAACCGTTTTCACCCGCCAACACTGTTAGTTCTCCGGGACGAAATTCAAAATCGATCGGTCGGCCGATGCACCCTTCATTGGTCTGTGTGAAGGGAAGCGTGAACTTGGACACATGAGTCTTCTTCGCTTCCAAATAGTTCTGAAAATCGTTTTTGAACTCGAGAACGTCCTTGTTGATGAAAAACTCAGGAGACTTGTACGCCCTGCTCTCGTAGTCGGCGAGCGATGTTTCTATCTCGGCTCCGCCCGTCGGATCGCCCCAGTAGTCATCCAGCTCAGGCGAAACGCTTGTATTTTTTGGATTCATAGTCAAATTTCCATGCAATCAGTTGTTTGTTTTTGAACATCACCGAGACGACAACGGCGGCAGGTAGGGATTTGGGAATTTCGAGCATCCAACGACGGACGGTTTCTCTGAGTTCGGGCGTATCGTCGACATCGATAAAGTCGATCAGAACAGTCTTGCCTCGGAGAAATTCAGCCTTGATGTGATTGGGTTCGTCGCAGAACGTAAACAGTATCGTCGGAACCTGAGGACGTCTTCTGGGCAGCACCTCGATTTCATCCTCAAAAATCGCGTCAGCTTGGTAGAGCGCAAGTTCGCTTTCAGTCAGCCGAGGAAAGAAAACCAGCTGAGTAGTCGTAAAGGCATCAGGATGTTCGTAGAACGTTCTGCCCTGATCATCTCGAACAACGGCGGCAGCGGCAAACATCATTTCTGCTCCTTATGGTTCGGGAGGTCCTTAATGTCGAATGCATTCATTCCCGCATGGAGTTTTTCGATGAACATGTCTCTAGCACCGATCGAATACGTAACGGGAGGAAGTTCTTTGTTGTATTCTGCCGCCGTGACCCACACCGCATTGGGATTTTTCCATTCGTCTTTGACATATTCCGCCTTAAAACCAGTCCATCCTTCCGCCAAAACTCGCTCGATTGCCTCGGTCATGGTCCATCCTGCTTTTTTACATTCGGTCTGCATGAGCTTGAAGGCGTACGAGTTGAACGGCTTTTTTATCGCCTTGCGATGTGCAATGAAATCATTCCAACGGTCAATGGGAACGTCATCGGGTTTTTGAAGTGCAGACGAATCATTTTTGACTTTTCCGCCTTTTTGAACCTTTTCCGTTTTGGAAACAGTTGGCTGAGTGTCTTTCTCTTCTTCTGCATTCAAAAGCGGAAGTTCTTCCTCTGTTGGATCGGTTTTTGAAAAAGAAGGTTTTTCAGATACACGCCCCGCGAAACTTTTGGAAACTTCCGGATGTTCTTCGCTCTTTTCGGTGCGTGTATATGTTTCTTGTTCTTGTTCTTGTTCTTGTTCTTGTTTTGGCATACCCTTTCCGAAGTCTTTGCTAAAGCCTTTCGGTAAGTCTTTCGCAAAGCCTTTCCGATAGGCTTCGTTAAACTCTTTTGGTAACGCTTTAATGAAACTATCTCTTTGAGAATTAAGAATAATTTGCGCAGATTTCGCAAGTACGTGATTAGTTAAATCACACTCAGGCAATGAATCTAGAGCGCTATTCCAGGACTTAACTACATTCGGATTTTCCGGAAAGTTGTACTTTAAAAAGTTAGGTACGTAGATCAAAAAAGACTCTGAATCGTACTTTATTAAACCCTTTGATAAGAGTTCATTTAAGGCTTGAATAAAGACTTCACTAAAGCCTTTCGGTAAGTCTTTCTGTAACCCTTCATTCAAATATTCGTTACCTCTTTGTTCGATAGCAAGCGACTCAAACGACGCCTTAAAAGCACCGATAGGCGCAAGGTCACGGCGACTTAGGATTGTGTACCAAGCCAGCTTGCCCTCTACAGACAATTCTCTGAACTTCTTATCGTTGCTGATGCGGCAGTCGATCTTTCTATAGATCGCCATGGTTGCCCCCTATTTGGATTTTTTCCAAGCTTTGAAATGTGGAAACGCGAGCCGAAGGTAAGGGAGCCTTCCAAGAGGAACTCCGTTCTTCGACCACTTAGTGACGGCGGCAGCACTTAACCCAAAGGTCTTTGCAATTACAGACTTCCGTTTGAACTCACCCAGAAGTTCATCAAAAACCTGCTCTTCAAGTTTTTTCATGATTTTACTTAGGTTAAAAATTAACTCCTATATATTAACTTAAAAATTTACCTAGGTAAACCAATTCAGTGTTAACTTAGGTTAAATTTATCTCACACAGACGGAGGAACGTATGAGAACAAATGACTCTCAAAAAACGTGGACAGACCGCTTAAATGAGGCTTTAGCGTTGCGCGGAAAATCTCCGGCGGACATATCAAAGGCAACCGGCATCACACCTGCCGGAATCAAAAAATGGATCGATGGCGATGTCTCAAAGCCGAAATTCGATGACGTTTTTGCTGTTTGTTCATTCTTGGACATCACCACGGAATGGCTCATGAAAGGCATTGGTTCAATCAACGACAAAACCATGCCTGCTGCCAACATGGTCTCCATCCAACAAGTTGACTTTTATGGCTCTTGCGGTGTCGGAGTGATGAATTTCGAGGACTATCCGGAAATCAAGACCCTTCAAGTTACTCCAGCGTGGTTCTCTCGGAACTTTGCTTTCTACAACCCAAGAGACGTGAAGATCATCACTGCGCTTGGTGACTCCATGGAGCCAGAGATCCGTGACGGGGACGCCGTGTTCATTGACATAACAGACAAAGAAACCTTAAGGGATGGTATATACCTGTTAGTGGTTGATGGAGAAGCCTATATCAAACGAGTACAAAAACTAATAGGCAAGAAGATCGCACTCCTTTCAACGAATAAAGCATATAAGGACATTGAAATCAGCCTTGATTCTGATATTGAGGTCCGCATCATCGGACGCGTAATCAAAAGTTTGAAACTCGTGGACATTTGAAATGAAAACATTGGCAGAGCGTTTAACCTTGGCGCTATAGGAGGAATCAATGCTGAAGAATTTCTTTACTTTTATATTACAGTGGGTGGCAATAACATTTATATCTATAATTCTTCTTGCCGTGTTTAGACCAGAATCTGCCAGCACTCTAACCGCTCTTTTCCTGCTTTCAATCTTCTCCCCTCCATTCGTAATCTATTGGTATAGATGGAACTTAAGGAAAGAGGAGAGGGATAAGAAACAGGAACAGATCAATACCTTAAATCAACTTCAAGTCGAAAAAATTAACGGCTTGATTGACAACATTTCTATGAGTCAAGAACCGTTCACCACCTATTGTCAAGAATATGAAGATTTAAAAAATCAGCAAGGGGAGGTCTCTCTTACTGAAACACAGAAATCAAAAATAAAAGGCGCTATTGTTTCTCGCTATTGCGAGCTTAACCGATCACCCTCTTCTAATTGGCAAAACCTAATTAAAGAAGGATCTGCTTTTGTCTTCAAAGCTGATGAAAACTTAATCTATCAGACTGAGTGCAGTAGTTATGAGACTATTCGAAGAGAGAGACACTATGAGGCTGGCAACAGAGGAATGAGCGTCCGGCTCATGAAAGGGGTCTCTGTCAGAGTCGGGAATACTGCTGGTAGATCGGTGTCAACAGATGTTCCTGTTAAGTTCAGCGCATCCCAAATTGTGCTAACAACAAAGAGTCTGTATTACTTTGAGAGCGAATCCCCAAAAAGAATTTTATTTAAAAACATCATAGGAGCCGATATTGTTAATAATGGCTACTCCATAAAGGTTGTACAAGAAGGAGTCCGAGCTAAACCGGTTTGTTTTAACTTTGACTCAACCGTGCCTCCAAGCTTAATTCGCCAAATCATCACGACAGATTGGTAAGTAGATGCCTCAAAAATTAGACCGCCAAAAGCGGTTTCTTTTCTAAGCCCAAATTCTTATCAGAACGATAGTAAAAGGTTAACTTTTCTCTTAAAATTTCCCTAGTTCAAATATTTTTTCAGGAGGTGGAAATGGAATTCAGAAGCTCTGAAGTCATGGCTTACATCCTGAATTATGGGAACAGCCATGAACACCCTTTGAACAAAACCCAAGCGCAAAAGCTTTTGTACTGCTGCTACGGAGCGATATTGGCGCAATTTGATGAACGCCTCACTGACGAACACCCGAAAGCATGGCCTTACGGCCCTGTCTTTCCTAGAACAGTTAACGATATAAATAAAAAACGCCTGACTTTAGATATGGCTCAAAATTTTGAGGCAAACTGCCCTCCCGAATGGCTTGAATTAATTCACAAAACACTTAGGACATTCTGGAACTATACTGCCACTCAATTGTCCACGTGGTCCCATAGAAAAGACTCACCTTGGTCTAAGGCCGATGCCCTTAATTCTCTGGATGACAGAGAGATAAAAAATTACTTCGATCCATATCTAAAGATAATTGACGAGCGCGGACAAAATGGCAACAGCTAGAAAGTCAACAAGACCAGTGGTAACCGTAATGCCGGGTGAAGATGACTCACCTGGAAATTCTGACTTCGTAGACATCTCGTATGCCATATGCGATCGCATAACGGATGACATCGAGGATTCAAAGTCACTCCGTGACAAAAGAGAGATCCTTTTATGCATCCTTGGAGGAGTGGCTGCACTCTTTTACATCCTCCTTGTCATTTTTATTGGGTTGGTGATTTTTTGCCCGAAAGCTTTTCACTTGGCTTATATATCACCGACAGTATGTATAACAATTTTGGTATCCCTTTCTGCCATTCCTACGATTATCTGTGTCAGCGTGGCCAAAGCGGTATTTGGCAAGAAAGCTCAGGCTGAATCTCCCTTTACGCCGCTTCATGCCATCATCCAATTAATGAAGGACGTAAAAAGTTAGCGATCCAGAATCATAAAGCCGCCTCCGGGCGGTTTTTTATGGCCGCGAGAGCGGCTTTTTTGTTGTCGTTTGTGCAGCCTTTTTTACTAAAAAATTTATCTAAGTAAAAATACTTAACGATTTGCTTTACTTTTTAGTTTACCTAGGTTAATATTTGCTCATCGATTTATTAACTCAGGTAAACAATGTTCCTCTAATACCCACAATTTCAGAATCGGCGCCATGGAGAACTAAACGCCGACGCAGCAGGTAGAAAAAGAACTTGCTAGTGAAAAAATTCGAAACGGCCGATGCAGGCGGTGCTGGTCACGCGAAGGAAGACAATCGAACACCAGCAGTCAGTGAAGTGGATGAGTAAGGCAAACGGTAGCCACGAAACACTTTTCAGCTAGAGACCTCTGACAAATACAGGCATTTGAGATGCACGCAGTATCAAGAACAGCAAACCTGCGTTGAGGTCCCGAGAAGCTAACCAGATGAGGAAATCAAAACCAAGAACAGAAACTCGGGCGTCCCAGTCTCGTGAACTGGGTGAGCTAAGCGCTCTCGCAAGAGTAAGAGAAGAGCGCAAACAAAAGCGCCTTCTTTGTCACTCACCCAAAGACGAACGATCTTTAACTTGGAGGGCGCTTCTGTTTTTCACAGGAGAGAAAAAATGCTTTTAAAAGTTAAGCGCGTTGTCCCTCAAGCTTATGAGATTTATTACAAGGGTCAAAACATCATCAGCTTAATTAGACCGAAGCCTAATGACTGGCGCTTTTCCGGATTCTTCATGAAAGAACAAGACAAGGTAAACGATTTGTTATTGGCAAACGTTTTCGGTCTGAGTTTCCGAACAAAAAGACGAGCGCTCATCGAGTTAGAGGTCATTTTTGCAAGATTTGAATCGCTGCTAGCAGAGCAATAAGTTGAGTTGTTAAATGAACAAAGAAATCTCTATCCTTTCGCAAACATATAAGGCGCTCAGCAATGCGGCTCCTCCTCAGGGCGAGACAGCCGCACGCGAGTTCTACGAAGGTCTGAAAGCTCTTGAGTACGCAGTCTGGTGCCTAGAAAACTCTCAGGAAGTTGCTATGGGTTCACCCAAACAGGTGACACGAATCTTCCCAGAGTTTTATATTGTGGAGCGGTCTGAGGAGGTACATACTTTCCTTCAAGAATTCGGACATTGGTTATCTCAGGAACCTCGAAGTACTTAAGAGAATGAGGCTCTCCGGAAAGGCTCCCTCCCTCAGTCTGCAAGCCCATCAATTTGTTTTTGCCAAGGATGTATGGCGATACAACCCGATACTGTCCATGGTAAATAAAAGACACTGCCTTTCGTGCTTTCAGCGCTTCAAGCAAAGTTTCATAAGCAAACATCTTTTCCTCCATTGGTTAATTGAGTGTTGACAAATTAATTATCCCGCGGAGGTGACAGCTCGGAAAGACGAGCACCTTCAGACCATCTTCATAAGCTCCCCAGGCTTTTACCAATAACTGTTAGTTCCAGTTCAGCGCTTAGGGGAGCTTTTGAATGTGGTCTTTTTTACATGGTTTTATAGGAGAGAAAAATGATCTTATTACCGGACGAGCAAAAACAAATTTTTGACGAAGTTGTTGATGACATCTTGACGGAAAGGGGTTCTGCAACCTGTCTCACTGATGCTCTTGCGTATGCAGAGCGTGCTGTGGTATCCGCCCTTCTCTATGGAAAGAAAGAGGTGACACTTGACCTAGCTCATGTAGTTTCAACCGCTGAAGCTCAGAAGGAAGTTAAAACGCTTTTCAAAGAGTATGCGTTGAATTCCATCGGTGATCTGGCAATAGAAGCGATTGATAAAGACATCTACCCAGATGTTAAAAATTAAGGTCTTTACAAGTCTCCATGAAAGTCGCTAAACTTATCTTGTCTGTTTTACAGACGCGGGCTTGGCGGCCCGAACTCGATGGCGATCAGTCGCCGAAAGGCGTTTTTTTATGGCTGATTGCAAGGGCGTTCTAAAACGGAACTCCCTTTAAAAGTCTCTAATGAGTGAGGCTAAGGGCAGTCGAAAGACTGGCCGTATCCATTGAGGCGGTCCGCCAACCCTTAAGCCTTGCTCACCATCTTGGCGGATGGCGCAAGTTTTAAAACTCAATGGAGACTTAAATGTCAAACTTAGCTTTCACATTCGAGAATACTTCCCTCTCGGTTCTTGGCGATATTCTCAATCCTCTATTCATTGCCCAACAAGTTTGTTCCATACTTGGATACAAGCTTGCAAGAAAAGCAGTCGCAGATCATTGCGACCCCGAAGACGTTTGCAAAGTCGAAATGCAAACCAACGGCGGAAGGCAGTTAGTCAACTGCGTCAACGAAAGCGGCTTGTACGCCCTGATCTTTGGCTCAAAACTTCCGAAGGCAAAGCAGTTCAAGCGCTGGGTCACGAATGAGGTTCTTCCGGCAATTCGGAAACAAGGTTGTTATTCAGCTCAGGAGCAGGACAACACATTAATCTCCAACGAGCAGCAGTACGAACTCTCCAGTCGCGTGATGCGCAAAACTCATGCCCTGTTTGGAAACAAGAACTACAGCTTTGTTTACCGAGCACTCAAGAGACGCTTCCGTATTCCGCGCTACACCTGCCTGCTGCAAAGAGATTTTGAGACTGCGCTGGCATTCATTGACGCTCTGAAAGTTTCGGACTTCAATGTGCCGGATGTGAAAGAGGAAAGTCCGGCACCAGAAGTAAAACAGGTGCACGCTAAATACGTCGTCCAGTTTCCAAGCCTCACGATCAGCGCTTCTAACCCTGCACCGTGTCCGGCCATCCCTGCCGTCCCTGTCAGCAAGCATTACATCACTGACAATGAGCTGGAGGCGATCAAGTCTTTGATCTATTACTTCGATAACTTGTTCAAGCCGCAAATTCAGTGGGCTTCAAAAGAAGCTTACAGGCAGGGGCGCCCTGACGCTTCCCGCTTCTACGATGTTTGGCATGAGCCACTTTGGTTCGTCAGCCGAATGAGACAACTTGTTTCTCGTAACTCTTAACTTCTCTTCTTAAATCCCCGCCTGAGCGGTAAACAAACTGAACTCCTTGGAGCTCGGGTGGGGAGCCTTTTGCCTATCGGAGGTAATCATGCTGAAAAAACTTTTGACTGCGAAAAATGCAGACAGAGATAACTACTGCCTGCTCCTTGTTGCCATGGCTCTCATTCTCACTATCGCCTATGTTGCATTAGCAGCAGACGACATTCAACGGAGTTTCGGAATATGCATGTAACACCTCGCACATGCCCCGGGCCCGGAGACCTCTGGCAGCCGTCTTGGCAGGAAGAAAAGCGCCAAGCTGAATACGAACGGCTCCTAGAAAAGTTCTTTGAAGAATACATCCCGCGGTATTGCGACAAACGTATTAACGAACTTGCTGAAGCTGGTGAGGACGAAAGACACCCTGAGATTGAGCCGATCTTCGACGAGTACCTGAAGGAAAACGATTGGCAGTAATTACTGACGCAGAGCGTAAAAAACAGCGCAACCGAGAAGTGAAGCGCGAGTACTACGCAAAAAACAAAGAAAAGAGGGTTGCGCAGAGCAAAGAATGGTATCGCAAAAGACGCGAAGAAGAATTAGCCCTGAGAAACAATAAAACACCAATCCTCCCGCAGACCCCTTTTTCAGCACTATTTACAGATTTTTTTATTGATAGGAATCCGAAAAAATGACTAACGAACAAAGAGCCGCCTGGTTAGAGGGCCGGCGTACAGGAATCGGCGGCTCCGACGTGGCTGCCGTCCTCGGTCTGAATCCTTGGAAGACGCCGCTTGACGTTTGGAATGACAAGCTCGGGATCTCTGAGGACAAGGGAATGTCCGAACCGGCCTATTGGGGAACGGTACTTGAGGATACGGTAGCCCGTGAATTCCAACAACGAACTGGCATGAAGGTTCAAAAAGTCACTCACCAGTTCGTTGATCCAGAATGTGATTGGATGATTGCAAACATTGACCGAGCGATTATCAATCGGGAGATCGCCAAAAAAGTCAGGCCGTTGCTTGATGTCGAGGAAATTGAGCGCTACGCAAATATCTCGGGCGTTGAGCGACCTATTAACACTGACATCGCATTTGAGGCAAAAACAGCGAACGCTTTTACTGCTGACCTGTGGGGCCCGAGCCAGGAGCTTGAGATCAGACAAAACAATCTCAGAACAGAGCACGTGATCCCACTTTATTATGAAACGCAAATTCAGTGGTACTGCGGCATCCTGAAGCTCAGAGGAATGTATCTCGCAGTGCTTATCGGAGGTTCTGACTTCCGGATGTACTGGATCGATGCTCGCCCGGATGTGTTTCAAGTGATCAAAGAAAAGTGTTTCCGCTTCTGGAACGAAAACGTTCTGAAGAAGATCCCGCCTGATCCTATCAACATTGACGATGTACTTCAGTTATATGGCAAAAGCAATGGAAAAGCTGTGGAAGCTCAGGGTGAGCTTGCTATTGATTATGGTGAGTATGCACGTATTGCTGGTGAAATTAAGGAGCTTAAAAAGCAGCAGGACGCGCTCAAAACCAAGATTGCAATAAGCATGAAGGACAACGAGATTCTCACGCTTGATGGCAAGAAAGTTCTCACCTACAAAACACAAACATCCAAACGCTTTGATTCGGATTCCTTCCGGGAAGACCACCTGGATGATTACTACGACTACCTCAAGGAATCCTCAACCCGTGTAATGCGCGTCTGCGCGTAACTTTAACTGCCGAGGATTCCTCGGTAGTTCCTATAAAAGGAATTAAATTATGTCTACATCTGACCAACTCGCCGCCGCTGTCGGCGCTCCCTCTGCACCAGTCGCCAAACCAAAGACAAATGCTCCGGTAATCGTCCAGCAAGTTCTGTCTGACCAGTTCAAAAAGCAACTGGCCTTGGCCGTTCCGAAACACCTGAGCGCTGACCGCATGGCAAGAATTGCCGCGACCGAATTGCGAAAGACTCCGGCCCTCCTCAACACAACTCCTGCATCATTCCTGGGAGCGGTCATGCAGTCTGCTCAGCTTGGCCTTGAACCCGGATCTGCGCTCGGTCAAGCATACCTTGTTCCCTATGGTAACCAGTGCCAGTTAATTCTTGGCTACCGCGGCATGATTGATTTGGCCCGCCGCTCCGGCCAAGTTCTTTCTCTGAATGCTTATGCCGTTCGCGAAGGAGACGAATTTAATTATCAGCTTGGTTTACATCCGGACATTCATCACGTACCGAGCTGTGAAGCTGACCGCGTTAAAAAGCCCATCACTTTCGTCTACGCAGTCGCAACTCTGCGCGGTGGCGGCTATCAGTTCGAAGTAATGAGCCGAGCTGAAGTTGAAGCCGTCAAAGCAAAAGCGAAGTCCAAAAACATCTGGAACAACTACTTTGAAGAGATGGCCAAAAAGACCGTGATCAGACGCCTCTTTAAATATTTGCCTGTTTCGATTGAGGCCCTGCAGATTACGAATGTAGACGCGAAACGGGAATCTGGAGAAAAAATCGACCCGACCGACGTGATCGACATCAACGCTGTTTCTGTTGACGATTTCAAGGACATTCAGGACGCCGAAGTCATCGAAGAACCTCAGCAGCAGGCCGAAGAGCAAAAGTAAACCAAATTAAGGACGGCCCCGACATGGGGCCAAAACAATATGCAAACTGTTAGTTTTGAAAAATTCTGTTCGGGGCGTCCGACGATATACCGACTTTTTTATTGTGGCGCCTTATGCGGGTTTCTGTTTAAAAAGCATAAAGACTGGAAATACATCTCCTTTGCAAATTGGGCTCCTCCTATCAGAGAGTTCAAAACTTTAAAAGAAGCAAAGCACTACGTGCGCTCTTGGTTCGACAGAAACGGTCTATTTTCATATGCACTGAGATGAAACAATTGGCTAAGAGAGGAACAAATGGGAGTCAAGTTCAAGACTGTTAATGGACGAGAACAAGTTGAATACCAGAATAAAGAACTAGGTTACAACCTAGTTATCGGATTCATCAAGGACTACGGAGACTATGGATTTACGTTTGTTCTTGAATATAGCCTGTTCATACTGTCCGACGGTAAAGACCTCGGAGCCTTCTTATTTTCTCACCTAAACAACCAATACTTTTCTTGCCCGCTCGATGCAAGGAACTAGATGACCGGAAGCCTCGCTAACTGCGGGGCTTCTCTTTTGGAGAAATAAATGTGGAAGATTAAAGACCCTGAATTAAAAGCGAAGGTGAATCAATTCTTCACGGATAAAGAAATTCATGAAGAATTTGAAAAAAACACCGATTTATATAACTACTTCCGATTATCTACCGTTAACAAAAAAGGTCTGTGTGTAACTATCACAGTCGAAAAAGAGTTAGTTGAATTCGTTCCTGAGTATCAAGAAAACGACTGGAACCCATATCCGACTGTAACGCCCCCGGTTGACGGGAAAAAGTGGCTTACGCAGGATGAAGACGGAAATTTAGCTATACGATCATTTACACGCTCGTTTGAAGAAGGAATCGATTACTCCTGGGAGGACCATGACGACAGACTCATCGTTGCATTCAGATCCCTCCCCGCCCCATATCAACCGGAGACGAACAAATGAAACTAGAACTTGAAAACACTGACGATCCTCGAAATCACCATTTTGATGAACTGGATCAAATAATCGTTCTTTTAAACAATCCAGAAACTGGTGAGCAGTTCTATGAAATCCTCACTTATGTGAACGATGACTTTGTTTTTGGCGGACCGAACAGTGATCCGATGGATTTTGACACTCCCTTTCCCGGCCCCGAATTGATGAGATGGGAGAAAATTGATGTGTAATGATGAAGATCCAATCCTCAATATCTCTCAAGCCGAAAGAGGTAGAAAAGAACGGCTTTTAACCGAAATTGCACAAAATTACCTCGGCGAACGTGGTTTCAAAGCAATCCCGCAATTCACTATCCACAGGACGTTTGAATATCGTATTCACCCGGGTAACGAACTTCGAGAAGCGATAGAGAAAGATGTATTTTTCAATGAAAATCTTGTTTCCGGCGGTGTTTGGAATACGGAAATCTCTTACCGCAACGGTTATGAGCACCGACTAGACGTGCTGGGAATTGGCTACGGTATGGAGCTTTGCGGCATTGAAATTAAATCCTGCTGGGATGATTTCCGGACAGATAAAAAATGGCCGTCCTATATGGACTTTTTAAACAGGATGTACATTCTTGCGGACGAACCTACAGCCGTGAAGATCGCTGCCTACCTGAAAGACCACAATCAGTGTGTCAAAGACGGACTTTGTAGGTGGTGTGATTTCATTCTGCATTGTCGTCCACAATCAAGAAGGTCAACACCTGCTCCAGCCAATCCTATTTGTGCTGGTGTCATAGCAGCTATGGATGACGGAACCACAAAGATCATCAAAAAAGCCATGCGACTTTCGGCCGACGGAAAAACAACAGAACTAGTAAATGCAATTGCTCGGGGCCTTACCTATCCGGGCCAGTTCTGTTATGTCGATTACAGCCCAGACAGATCCTACCGGTACGGAGAACAAATATGGCAATGAAATGGAGACCAAATGACCTCAGGGTTGCAAACATTCTCAGAAGAAACTTCAGCGAAAAAGAGATTGACGAGAATTTCCATGCAGACATTGATCGGCGTGAGTTTCCTGAGATTATCGGTTTTTATAGAGAGGTAAATCCACTCTTATCGATGACCTTCGTAGTCAACTCTTCCGCCTTTTCTCTCTGCGAGGATTACCAGCAAGATGCTTGGAATCCTTACCCGGAGATCCTTCCTCCGGAGGAAGGTGAATACTTCATCACGGTAAAAATCGGTGAGCGATCAGAGGTCCGTATTGGACGCTGGGGAATCGTTGGCTGTGATGGCGAATGGGTTGGAGAAATTCAGACCCAAATACAAGGATTCAAGGAACTGCCAGAACCATATAAAAAAGGGGGACTAAATGGAAATCACACTGACACACTCCGGGCCGATCCCATTTGATGATTATCCGGACGGAAGCCTTTTTATCTGCAGGATGTGCATTGAGAAAACACATTACAACGGAAGGATTTTTCTACTCCGGCACTACAAAAGCGGAGACTACGCAACATTGACGATGCCCGGATGCGATTTCGGATATTTCTACAAAGGCGAGTATGCCAAGAGAGATTTACAGGAATTGACCTACGACGCCTGGGAGCCAGTGACGTTCAAAGTTGAAAAATAACGAGCCCTCTTCGGAGGGCCTTTTTATTGGGTGACAACATGAAAGATCGATCGGTGTGTGATCTTAGGTACACAATAACCTGGAGGAATCCATATAAGCCGAGACCTGCAGGCCTTCCGAAGATTTTATGCAGCAGTCCCTTCGAGGAAGACTTAACACTTCCTTGGATTATGGCCTCCAACTGGGGACTCAGCGCGTGGGCCATAGGTATCTACTTCGAACATCCCAAACCAAAAAGAAAGATGGACGAAGAGAAACGAGCGGCAATGAGAAAAAAGAGGATGCACACGCGTATTGAAAAGACTGCTCCACTGTTTGCTGATGAATTTGAGAAGAAAGAACTACAACAACGGCCCGAATATTTCGCCGGGAAATCTCAGGTTGATGAAGCTGAACTCAACAAGAGAATGGATGAATTCTCTGGCCTGATGACACCAGGGGAGGCTATTAAATACATGCTGAAACTTGGCGTACCTACCGAGCTTTCTGACGAGGATAAAAAACTCGTCGAAGAGGTCAAGCGTTTCCGTGCAAATGAAATGAAGTTTTCTTCGGAAGAATTCAGGCTCAGGTGCCAAAAGAGAGCTGCTGAGAAAGCAGAGAGGGAACGAAAAGCGCTTGAGGCTTTAATGGACATCCGGAACGAACCTCTTTTTGCGGGACTTTGAAATGTAATGACCACACCGGCGCCAATTAAGCAATTTTATTTTTGCCATTAACTTACCGAAGGAAAAACTATGGATTCACTTTTATTGTCATGCATTGGCATCAGCATTCTTGCACTTGCAATCGCCAGTATGTTTAACACCTGGATGATTATCAAACTTTATGGCAGGGTTTACGGAAGGTAGAGGATATTCTAAATACTAAAAGTTAATAGTTACACCGCACTTCATGAAAATATGTCTTAGTTTTTTTACCTGAATAAGCTAAAATCCTCGCATAAGAGGAGGCTCAGATGGCAAAAGTTATTGGACTTTTTAATCATAAAGGCGGAGTCAGCAAAACGACAACAGCTTTTAATCTTGGGTGGTCCTTGGCAAATCTAAACAAAAAGGTATTGCTAGTTGACTTGGACTCACAATGCAATTTAACTGGATTAATTTTGGGTTATGCTGGACTGAGTGATGGCTTGGATTCGTTCTACAGTAGCAGAGATAATCTCACTCTAATGCCGATCGTGGACCGGATTATTGACGGGGAAACTCCTGAGGGGATATTAGACGCCGAGAAGGGAAGGCTACACCAAACACAGAACGAGAATCTATTTCTCTTACCGGGTAGCCTAAATATATCCAGTTTAGATTCTCAAATTAGCATTGCCTTAAAGATCGCTGCAGGCGTTCCTGCAACACGCAATCTTCCTGGAGCTTTACCGCAACTTGTAAAGAGTCTGGCCAGGGATCGTGGTTTTGATTATGTGATTTTAGACATGAGTCCTAATGTAGGGGGCTTAAACGAAGTTATGTTGATGTCTAGTGACTACTTCATCGTTCCTACTACACCGGACTTTTTCTGCTGGCAAGCTGTTAGCTCGCTGACTAAGTACATAGAGATATGGCACAGCGATCTGTCTGCCTTTAAAGCTGCTTCAGCAACACCTCGTGCAGTAGCTTCGTTATCTAATTGTCCTTTATTTTTAGGAACAATTCAGCAACGATACAGAATCCGTAAGAGGGAGCCTGCAAAATCCTTCGAAAAATGGATCACCGCTATTCGTGATTCGGTTGATGCTAGCTTAGTTCCGTGCTTGACAAGACTTGGTTGCGTAAAAAATCGAGCCGACGTTCAGGTCGCCTTAGACGCATTAGGCTTGAATCTCCAGGCTTACGACCTTGCACACATCTCGGATTTTAATTCGTTAATTGCCATTAGCCAAAATCTTGGACGACCAGTTTTTGCTTTGACTGATGAGGACTTAAAAAATGCAAAGCAGTTTGGCTGGGCCCTCGAAACTATGAAAGAAAGTCGAACTGCTTTTAGCGATCAATTCAAAATATTAGGGGAGTTGATAATATCTTTGACTTCTTAAGAAACTACGTTCATTAAGTCGGCCTCCTACGGGAGGTTTTTCTTTTTCCTTTACAGATCGCCATGAAAGCCGCTAAACTTTTTTCAGGAGGATGAGCCTCTCACCAGTTCAAACACCCAGTGAAAATGAAAAAACTCCTTTTGCTACTACCCATAAGCTTCTTAACTTTAACTAGTTGTACCGTCATCGATGGTCAGACAGTTTGGTTAGATGAAATAAAAACCTATCGAGTCTTTCAAGTTTTGCCGGATGGAAATGCTTTGGCCGTCGAATGTGATTCAGAATACGACAAATACTGTTATGGGGATGTAGCTCTACTTGCTAAAAGAGAAAAACCTTTTTATGACGGGATTAAAGTAACCATTCCTAAACCGACTATAGAAGGAACCTACCGCTACGAGACAAGGGACAACTTTATAAAGACAGTTCCAATAGTGCGGTAATAGTTCACACCTAAAGAACCCAATTACAGTAAGAAACCAACAAACACGGTTGCGCCCCTCAAATTGAGGGGCTTTTTTATTGGAAATACAAAATGAATGAATTAACCACTTTACCGCCACCGACATTAGAAATTATTGATGGAGTGCCCACCGTCCTGTCAACAGTCGTCGCGGATTATTTTGGATACCGACATGACAACTTGCTCCAGATTATTAGAGGCCTGATCGCTCGAAATTCAGATCTTTTATGTCTCCTATATTTTCAGGAGACAACCACAAGCCGTCCGCATCCTAAAAATCCGGATGTCTATATTGAGTCCCCAGCATTCAGGATGAATCAAACGGGCTTCAACATCCTGGCGATGAAATTGTCCGGAAAAAGAGCAGAACGATATCAAATCAGATTTGCCCAAGCCTTCGAAGCAGCAGTGAAGGCTTTACAGAACATCAATCTGTCGACGTATCAGAAGGCCCTTCGACTGGAGGCAAAGTTCGACGAACGAAAACGACAGATTAGTTTCTGCGCCTCTTCTCTCGCCAAATGGAAAGATGAAAAGAAAGTGATGCTTTTAAAAATGGACGAGTATCAAAAAGACGTACAGATGTCACTTCCTTTCGATTCAATCCTCATCGAAGTACCGCACTAAATGAACAAATCAAAACTCAGAGCATCCGTTCCCCGGGTGCTTTTTTTTTATGGATAAAGAAATGACAGAACCGATGGAATTTACAGAAGCCGTCTTCCAACAGGTGGTCGGGAAGTATCGAATTAGGGTTGAGTACAGAAACTACTGGAGCCCTCCTATGGCATGTTGGGCTCAGGCATTCAACTCCTATTTTTGCGAAGCCTCTGATGTCTACATGGATGAATGCTACGACTATCCCTGGCGTCCTCTTATTCACTCTACAGGCTACTCAGACGACGGGAAACCAATCCCCATCACAAGAGAAGCAGCCGCCAAAGCCATCACCAATGCTTACAAGGAATTGACATTAACACCGGAAGAACGACAGGCAAGGCGCGAACGATCAGAAAAGATCAAACAGGAAGTCAGAGAACGGCTTAGAAAACAAGGACTGATTAAATGAACTTACACGAAAAGCTGACATACATAGCTGAGCACTATGGACTGGATACGCAACTAATCAAACTTGGAGAGGAAGGTGCGGAGTTCGCTGCGGCCTCTCTGAAAAACATTGGTTTCGTCCTCCGGATGATGAATGGAGAAACAAGTCCGGAGTTGATAAAGAAACGCCAAGAGGCCAACGCGGAAGAGATTAAGGAGCTAGCGGACGTTCTTCTTGTCTCTCGCCAAATAGAACATCTCATCCTCTCAGAACCACCCTTTGAAAAGCAACTTACTCAACTAATGAACGAAAAAGCCGACCGCCAGTTATCAAGAATCAAGGAAGAAGCAAAATGAACATTACTAGAATCAGCTTAAAGCACACAACCGAAAACATTCAAATTCCCGACTGGGCGAAGACAATCGTCATCCACGCAGACACCACGGCACCGTACTCAGAGAAAAAACTTCAGCAAATCTACTGTCTGTTTTTCAGAACCCTCGGTATCACAGACGAATCCAGAACCAAATACACGCTTCGTTTTCACGTGAGATTCGATCGTCCTGACTCTGATTACTACGTTGAGTTTGCTGACATGATCCTCAACGACCGCGTGAGGTTCTGACAATGCCCAGGAACAAGAAACCTCGGAAAAAATTCACGTGTCGAAGGATTGAGATTCCGCGCATTTCTGAAGAAAGAATCGACGTGATTATCGACACGATGACAAACGTCGGCTTTTCTGTCGAACTTAAATTGCCCTATGGCACGTTCGATCGAGATGATATGAGAGCTCTGACCGATTTCAGCAACCTGACAGGCGTGACATTTAGTGAACTGGGGGAAAATCGTTTGAGTGAGGAAGATCTGATTTCTTCCAATGAGCTGCAGTGTGCTCTCTCAGATAGCCTGACATCGTTATATCTCCGGACATACAAGAACAAAGCTAAGTTCTACGTCCCGACCGGAGAGGAGCTCAAAACGATTCAGGAGGCTGTCACGTTCTTCCTTCCGGTAATGGAAGAAATTGTTAAAGACAGCCCAAAACTAATCATCAAATTCTGGAACAAAACAAAGAATCTAATGACGCGCCCGGATGGTGCGTATAACGGAGTAAAGGTATCTAGCTATGAATGACATTGACTATGACAAATTGTCCAGCATGGTGGCAGATAAAGTCTCCAGCCAGATCGCTGAAAAACTGATTCAGAAAACAACAAAGCTCACACTCTCTCGTCCAGAAGTAGAGGTTAGGATCGGTTTTGCTCCTGGCTCTTCTGCCGCTCGTGAAGTAATGAAGGATCCGAAGTTCCCTAAGCCTGACGCATTCTCCGAGAACGGGCGCGATCGTTGGTACACAAAAGACATTGACGATTACATGGAAAGCAAAAGACACGCCCGAGCCAAGCTCGCTATTTCAGCCGCTTAGCAATTTCTTCTGCGCTCGCTCTGTAGTATCTCTGGAGCATCTTTAAATCTTTGTGCCCCGTTTGTCTAGCAAGCGCCAGGACATCTAAACGGGGCGCCCCTGTTTCTGGATCAGGGCTGGCGGCCCAAGTCGCAAAAGTTGCGCGGCCGTCATGAAAATTCAGCCCTTCTTTGATTAGTCGGTTTTGAGAATCATATTCAGGTCCAAGGCCGGCTCTATCCCGAACTTTTCGGAATAACGTATCTCTGTTGTGATCGTTAAGTCCGCCAAAAATCCGTGGTTCATACTCGAGCTCCATAACTAATTTAAGAATTTCCCGAGCTCTTGCAGACAAGGCCACGTCTCTTCTTGACAATGTTTTTGTAGCCTCTGCCGGCACATGAAGCACATTGTCATCAATCCAAGAATATTCAATCTTCAATAATTCTCCAGCTCGCATTCCTGTTTGACAACTAAACAAGAAAGCGGCTACGGCCAACTGCATTTTATTTTTTGGCACTGTGTGGCCGTCCCAGCCACTAGCCTGTAGAAGTTTCTCTATATCCTCGTCTGAGGCTACCCGCTCGCGGTGCTCTGGCTCTCGAGGTTTTTCTACACCTCTGCAAGGGTTCACATCCGTGAGCTCGTTTTTAATTGCGTATTGAAAAACGTCAGAGAGAATTGTCAGCTCCCTGTTTACAGTCGATGGGAGCACATTGGTGTCTCGATGCAGGGCCCTCTCGTTGAGGCGGCGTTCGATATAGTTTTCAATCGTTCTGTTTGTAAATGAGGATAGAGTTTTAGTTCCTAGCTTATCTCTCTGGAGGCGCCTCAGTCGGATTTCTTCTGTACGTTTAGAGCGTTTCCGAACAGTAACTTCTGAGATGTAGTCGTCAATCAGGGCGGCCAGAGTAATTGATGACGAGCGCTGCTCGGCACTAATGTCTAACTCAGCGGCAAAGCGTTTTGCCTCAGCTCGAGTTTTAAATGTTTTGGAGAATCGCTGTTTGGTTCCGTCTGCCTGAAGTCTGTATCCGTACACTTCATACGTACCGCAGAGAGTTTTTCTGATTCCTGCCATATCCGCCTCGAGAATTTCCGTTAGCGTTTCCGTTAAATTTCCGTTATCTAAACCTGAATATAACGAGATATGCCAAAACGGACAACAAAAAATCCCGTAAAACCGAGGCTTGACGGGATATGACAATTAGGTCTGGTGCCCGGGACTGGACTCGAACCAGCACGCCCGCGAAGGCGCTAGCACCTGAAGCTAGTGCGTCTACCAATTTCGCCACCCGGGCAACAGAGAAATGAAATTCTATCTTCAAAAATCAGTTTTTGCAAATGCTGCTACCTGATCTATTTGTAATTAGTTGTTAATTGAGAAAGATGGGATTTAAAATGCGACAACAAGAATTTCGAAGACGTAAAAGAAAACCTCGCAAATCTGCGAGGTCTGAAATCGTTTTTGGTGCCCGGGACTGGACTCGAACCAGCACGCCCGCGAAGGCGCTAGCACCTGAAGCTAGTGCGTCTACCAATTTCGCCACCCGGGCAACAGAGAGCCGAGAGATTGTTAATGCACACAATCTCCTAGTATCTTGTAACTTTAATTAGTTCGTTTTTATGAGGTGATAAAATGAAGCAA